AAATTAGAATTAATAATTAAATTTTATGTTATTATACCACCTGATAATAATAAGAATTGATTTGATGAATTAATAATAGTTAAATATTTATTATTAAGATTTACACCATTTTCTTGTAAATTACTTAATGAATTAATAACACCATTTGCTAAAATATTTGAATTAATTATTGCATTATTTAATATTTGGATATTTGATGTAATTAATAAATTACTATTATAAATAGTATTTGTTTGTAAATTAGAATAAACAGTTAAATTACTTGTATTTAAATTCGAATTAACATTTAAATTAATAGTATTTATATTACTAGTATTTATATTACTACTTAATAAATTACTATTAATAGTTAGATTATTTGCATTAATATTGCTAGTCAATAAATTACTATTAATAGTTAAATTATTTGCATTAATATTGCTACTAATTAAATTACTATTAATAGTTAAATTATTTGTATTAATATTACTACTAGTTAAATTAGTATTAACAAATAAATTATTAGTATTGATATTGCTATTAATTGTTAAATAAATAGCATTAACATTGCTAGTCAATAAATTACTATTAATAGTAATATTACTTGAAATTATATTACTAGTAAATAAATTACTATTAAGAATTAAATTGTTTGCATTTAAATTACTACTTTGTATATTGCTTGATATTAAATTACTACTGGTTAAATTACTAGTTATTAAATTATTTGTTATAATATTACTATTAACTTGAATAAAATTTGTTATTAAATTACTAGTTATTAAATTATTTGAATTTATAATATTACTTGTATTTAAATTATTTAAAATTAAATTACACGACGACAATAATATTGGTTGATAAATAATATTTGCATTTATTTGTGTTAAATATTTTGAAGATAAAGAGGAACCATTTTCAATAAAATTAGATGCATTTATATTTGAAATAGCAATTAAATTGGATGTTATAATATTTGAATTAATTAAGTTAGAACAAATTAAATTATTAATATTTAAATTACAAGATTGTATTATAATTGGTTGATAAATATTAGATGCATTATTTATTGTTAAATAAATAGATGATAATTTATTACCATTTTCCATTACAATTAAACTATTAATATTTGAAGCATTAAGATTACTTGTTGAAATATTATTGCTTATATTTAAATTTGATGAATTTATATTATTAATATTTAAATTACATGATGATATTAATATATTTTGATAAATATTTGAAGCATTATTTATTGTTAAATATTTCGATACTAATGAAATACCATTTTCAACAAAATTGCTTGAAATAGTTGTTGTTAATATATTCAAATTACTTGATTGAATATTATTTAAAATTAAATTACACGATGATAATAATATTGGTTGATAAATAATATTTGCATTTATTTGTGTTAAATATTTTGAAGATAATGATGAACCGTTTTCAATAAAATTTGAAGCTGATATATTTGAAACACATATTAGATTACTTGTATTTAAATTATTTATATTTAAATTACAATTTTGATTTAGTATAGTTTGATAAATTCTATTTGCACTATTTGAAGTTAAATATTTACTTGTTAATGAAACACCATTTTCAATAAAATTAGATGCTGATATATTTGATAAAGATGTTAAATTGCTTGTATTTAAATTATTTATATTTAAATTACAATTTTGATTTAATATAGTTTGATAAATTGTATCTGCACTATTTGAAGTTAAATATTTAATTGCTAACGAAATACCATTTTCAATAAAATTTGAGGATGATATATTTAAAGTAGAATTTATATTATTTATATTTAATACATTAGCATTAATATTATTGACTGTTAAATTGCAACTTGATATCAGTATAGCTTGATAAATTGTATTTGCATTATTTGAAGTTAAATATTTAGATGATAACAAAACACCATTCTCGATAAAATTACGAGCTGAAATATTAGAATTAACTGTTAAATTTGAATTTATAGTACCACCTGATATCAATAAAAAAGAATTTGATGCAGTTGTTCTTGACATATAAATATTTGAAATATTAACACCATTTTCTTGTAAATTTAGACAATTAATAATATTAGATGAATAAATAGAACCTCTAACTGTTAACATACTATTTAACTGGGTTCCAGCAGTTATTCCAATTCCAATATAACCAGAGTTTGTATAATAAACATTTCCATTATTATAAATCCAATTATTTAAATTTGACAAATTAGGAGCATTATTAATATTATTATAATTTAAATTTGACAAATTAAAACCATTACCTATAAAATTAGATGCAGTTATTATATTTGAGACATTTATATTAGATGAATTAATGTTTCCAAATACATCTAATGCATAATTTATATTTGGTTTATTTGTAGATATACCAACTGATCCTGATGTATAATAAATATTATTTAAAGAGTTTGGTGAATAATTCCAAATTTTTGTATAACTACCAATATAATCAACTATTAAATTACTTAAATTGTCTAATGAATCAGAACCAGTTAATATACTTGTTAAATCAATAGAAATATTTGATGTATCTGTTAAAATTAAAGGAGAAATACATGTTATTTTATCTTGTTTTAAATTTAATTGATCTGTATTAACATAATTACAACTATTAATAATATTATTAATAGATGAATATGGTACATAAGATGTTAATTGATTTGATAAACTATTAGAATTTATATATAATTGTTGTAATAATTGATATCCGTATAATTGTATACTAGATAATGCCAACTGTGTCTCTAATCCATTTAATTTATTAAAAACAAAACCTATATAATTATAAGATGTATTTGTTAAATTTGGTATAATTTGTTGATAATAATAAGTTAATAAATCATCGGTGTTATATACAAATGAACCTTTTTGAATAACTGATAATCTATTAAAAACAGAACCATCTTTTGATCCATAACAAATCCAATCACTTGGTGCTTTATTTATTTCAGATGCAGTAACTGATATTATATATTTAGATAAAATAATATTTGTTGGTAATTTTAATACAATAAATTCACCATAATAATTATCATTTAAATTAAAATGTGTATTATTATTACCATTAATATAACTATCTTTTTTCCAGTATGTATTATAGCTTGTTGATAAATAATTAAATAATAAATGTTTATTTGTTATTGTAATATTATTTGATGTTGAACCTGTACTTGATGAATATATATTATATGTACCATTACCATAATAAATATTAGAATTATATATTGTAAATTGTTCTGAATAACAATTAAAAGCAAAATCTGGAAGTGGTGGTGTTATTGAAATAATATTATTGGTAGTAAATGAATTGTAAATAGTTGTTGGAAATTGATATTCATTTGTATATATATTTGATGTTGTAGTAAGATAATTAATAAATAATTGATTATTATAATTTAAAAAATTATTTGAAGTAATAAATAGATTATTTAAAGAAATTTTTCCAAAAATTTCAACTGATGCGAGTGTTAAGGATGTAGCACTTATATTATATATTCTGTTTACAACAAAACCTATATAATTATAAATTTTATTGTATGATGATGGTAATATTTTTTCATAATAATTATAAATAATATTTGTATTTGGATTAGTATAAACATTATCAGAAAGTATAAATGTTCTTGAATTATGTGCTTCATTAATATTGAAAAAATTTAAACCATCTGTTGAACCATAACATTTCCAATATAATGGAAAATTAAATATTGCTCCAATTTTAGTATAAAAACGAAATTTTGTCATTAAAAAATTTCGTGGAAATTTAATAACAAAAAAATCACCATTGTAATTATCATTTATATTTAAATAAGATGGTGGACCTGAATATATACCATTGGTATAATTTGCAGCACCCCATTGAAATTGTTTTTTTGTATTAAAATTTAGTAAATTATCAAGTAATATATTTCCATTAAATGTTGATATATTATTATTAAATATACTTGATACAAATATATTATATGTACCATTTGTATATTGATTATCATCATTAGCAACTATAATATTATATTTAAATGAATTAAAGTTAAAATCATTATAAGTTGTCAAATTAATATTTGATGTAGATGATATAAAAGTAGAAGATGGTAATTTATATTCAAATGTTAATATATTTGTATTTAAACTAAATAAATTATTAATACCATTTATAAAATTACTACTTATATTAAAATTTACGTAATTACTAGTTGTAAAAATATTACTTACTGAATTTGATGTAATATATGGTTGTAATGTTAAATTAAGTAATGAAGATGTTTCATTTGAAGATAGTATTTTAATATTATTACAAAAAATTGATGTTGCATTAATACTACCATTAACATGAAGGTTATAATTTGTAATATTTGTATTAATACCAACTCTTCCATTTGAATTAATAATTAATGAGTTTGAAGAAGCATTTGAGTTAATATAAAATTGTGAAAACCAATTATTATTTAGAATATTAAAATTACCAAAACTAAAATTATTAAAATTATCATAACCTATTTTGAATAAATTATTTGAACCACATAAAATAAATGAATAATTACTATTAGTATTAATATCACCAATTTGTAAATCAGCATAAATATTACTTGTTTTTATTCCAATATTATTTAAAATATTAAGATTACTCGAAATAATATTTGAAGAATTAATATTAGATGTATTGATATTTAAAGAAAATAGACTATTTGCATTACTTAAATCATATGCATTAAGATTTAATGTTGATATATTTGAAAATAATCCATTACTGCTCGTAAGATTCCTTAAAATATTTAAATTACTTGTTGTTATTAAATTACTTATATTTAAATTAGAACTATTTATATTATTTGCTGTAAACAAATTTGTTATTGTTGCGTTTGAACTAATTAAATTTGAATTAATATTTAAAAATAAAGTATTTATATTACTTGCAATTAAGCTATTACTAGTTATTAAATTACTTACATTTATATTACTTGTTAAAATTCTATTTCCAATATTTAAATTACATGAAATTATTAAATTTGAATTATAAATATTACTAGTATTAATATTATTACTTATATTTAATGAAAAAGATGTAAGTAAATTATTTACATTTAAATTATTAGTTGTTATTAAATTACTAGTTGAAAGATTTAATGTTGTTAATAAATTTTTAACATTCATATTGGAATTTATATCAATATTACTAACATTAATAAAATTGCCACTTAATAAATTGGTAAAAATAATATTAGAAGTTATTAAACTTGAAACTTTAATTTCTTTCGATGTTATTACATTAGTATTATTGATATCAGTTGAAGATATTAAATTACTACTATAAATATCAGTTGATATTATTAAATTACTGCTATAAATATTAGTTGATATTATTAGATTACTATTGTATATATTTGCTGATATTAATGATGAATTAGTATTTATATTACCATTTACATCTAATGTATATAACGGCGATGATGTTCCTATACCAATATAACCATTATTTTTAATAATTAATGAATTTGCAGGTGCATTTGAATTAATATAAAATTGTTTTATCCAATTTGATGATGATATATCAAATCCACCAATTATAAAATTATTATATAAATCAAATCCCATTTTAAAAGATGGTGAAATAGATGAATAATAAGTTGATAATATAATTGCACCTTTTTTGCTAGGATCAGTCGTTGAACCGATGTGTAATAATTCTAATGGATTTGTATTACCAATTCCTATATTATTTTTAATATTATATACACTATTATTTATAGAAGCAGTAGTCCATCCGCCTACTATTGATAAATCTAAAATTATATTATTATTTGATGTCAAATAAGGATATTCATATTGAAATAATGGTAAGTTTTTTAAATTAGTATATTCAACATTTGATATATTTGAGCCATCACCTGATAATGTTAAATTACTTGCAGTTTCATTAATTTTATTTATAATTAAATTAGATGTTGCTGTTGTTATTATATTATCATAATTTGTACCATTAATATATAAATTATCTGTATTTAATGAACCTGCAACATACATTTTATAAGTTCGACTAATTAAATTAGTTGTTGATGTACCAATACCAACACCATCAGGTGTTATTGTAATTGAATTATTAGGAGCATTTTTATTAATATTATAAATATTTTGTTGAGTTATTGTACCAAATATTAGATTATCATGTAAATTATTATATCCTATTTTAAATAAATTATTTTCATCAGTTGAGAATGTAATAGCACAATTAGTATAATCGTTATTAATTACTTGTAAATGTAATAAACTACTTGGTGTAGATGTTCCTATTCCAACATTTGATTCTAAATTATATAAATATATATTATCATTAGACCATCCAGTAGCATTAAGGTCGATTGTTATTTCATTAGTTAAAATATTTGAATTAAATGGTTTATTAAAAATGTTTTTACTTGTAATAATTAAATTTGATGTTTGATTTGAATTATAATATTCGGATAAATCAATATTTAAAATATTACTTCCATCATCTAATGTTGTTTTATTTTTACTATTATCTAATATCAAAGGATATGAAGCAATAAGTTTATTATATCTTATTTTATTAAAATCTAAATCTATAATATTTCCACCAATACCATATAAAACTGTACTATTTGTCAAACCAAAAACAGAGCCACCACTAAGTTTTAATTTTTGACCTTGTTCCATCTAAATAAGAGTCTATTAAATTTTAATAATATTTTTATATTAAATAAAAAATGATTACCTCATTATTAGATTTTATTATTAATGACAAACCAATATGATAAAATTGTTAATCAATATATTGAAATTCTATTATATGATATAGACATAAAATTTTATGAACTTAAAAAAAATAAAATAAATGTTGAAATTGCTGATAAAATATTTGATTCATATTATGAAAATAAAATGAATGAATTCAAAAAAAATTTAAAATTAGCTAAAAAAATATTTGTACCTAATTATGATGTTGAACCAAAACCGCCTTCATTTCGTTGTGTTGAAGATAAATCATCTACTTCAAGTTCATAAATATTTGGAAATATTTGTTTTCTAATAATTAATTGACAACATTTAAAAGGCAATTGAATATCTTGTGCATCATCACAAATTTTTGTTAATGCGATCATTAAATTACCTCTATAATTATTATCAATAATTCCAACATTATTTGCTAAAATATATCCAAATTTACTAATTGAACTTCTTGGAACAATTTCTGTATAATATCCTTCTTCAACTTCAATTTTAATTCCAGTATCATATAAAGTAGTTTTTGAATTAAAATCTTTAATTTTGCTAATAATAGTTAAGTCAAGTCCAACATCTTCTTCAAATGCTTTTGAAGGAATTACAGCATCTGGATGTGTTTTTAGTACTTTAATAGTAGGATTAAATGTTCTAATTTTATGTAAAATACCTTCTTTAACAAATGAATTAAGAACTGTAATATCATTATTATCATAAATTAGTTTATAAAATTTAATATTATTTAATTCATTTTTGTAAACAATATTGTTATCAATAATTTCATGTTTAATATCAATAAACTCAATTACATCATTTAAAATAGGTTTTAAATAATCATTAATTGGAATTTTTTCATAATTACTTTCAAATACACCTCGAATAAATGCAATTTTTAAATCTCTTGAATATGAATTAAATCTGTATGTTGCTTCTTTAATTGAATTTAAAATACTATCATCTTCAACTAAAATAGTAAATGTTTGTTGAATATTAAAACAGAATTTTTGAAGAATTGATAAAATATAAGGAGAACATGACAATACCATAATAAAATTATTATTTTTATTCATTAATCCTAAAATATATGCTTTTTCAATAGTATCAATATTTGTAAAATAGTTTTCACACATTTTTATTAATTATATGAATTTATTTTTAAATAAAAAATCATTTTTTAATCCATTGGTGAGCTTGTTATTTTCATATTACAATATTCAACAGGATTTGATTTATAATCATGTTTTATATATACACCAATATTAATAGATTCTATTAATAATTCTTTAAAAAATTCCCAAAAGTCATCATCGTGCCCCACTGTTTCATTTCCAATATGGCTTAATTCATGTATACAAACGAATGTCAGTATATTTAAATCAACTAATTTACCATTTGTTCTTAAACATAATATTATTTTTTCACCTTTGTTTACAGTATAACTACTATAACTAGGGTTATCGATACCTTCTTTTATAACATCTGGATTAAAATTTTTTTTAAGTCTTTTAACTTTATTATTATTTGGATATGTTTTATACATATGATCTACAAGTAATATTAATTTTTCTCTTACTTTTGCAATTAAATCTGCTGCTTCTTGAGAATCATCTTTTATTTGAACGTCATAATTGCGATTATCTACTTTTGAAATGATCGTTTCAATATTACTATAATAATGATATTGATAAATTAAAAATGCAAAAATTATAATTAAAGATATAATTATTAGTGATGTATAGTTTATTTCCATTCTATAAATAAAAAATGAAATTATTAATATAAAAATTAAAATATAAATATTATCAATGAGTTTCTATAAAAAACGCGATTATGAAGAATTAACTGATACAAAAAAAGATATATCTTTTCAAATTACTGATTGGTTTACACCTGAAAGTGATAAAATACAAATTGATTATAATGAAGATCAGCGCGAATATGTAATTAATATGTATGGAAAAGATAAAGATGGTATTAGCATTTGTGCTAAAATTATGGGATTTATGCCATTCTTTTATTTGAAACCACCTGAAAGCTGAGAATTATTAGATGAAAAACAATTTAAATTGAAAGTAAATGAATTAAAAATTAAATTATTAGATGAAAAATATGAAACAAAATTTAAAACAAAAAAACAAATTATTTCAAGATGTTATCAAAATCATTTAAAAGATATTACTTATGAATATAAGAAAGATTTTTGGGGATTTACAAATAATAAAGATTTTAGATATATTAAAATTACTGTAAAATCATTAGCATTATTTAATAATCTAAAATATTATTTTCAAGATAATAAAGAAGGTTTTAAAATATGTGAAAGTAATATTGAACCATTTTTAAGATTTATCCATATTCAAAATATTAAACCTTGTGGATGGGTAAAACTTCTAAAATATTCATTAGAAGATCCACCTGAAACACGTTGTGATTATAATATTACAGTAAATTGGGATGATGTTGTACCAATTGACAATAATACAATCGCTCCATTAGTGATAGCATCTTTTGATATTGAATGTACTAGTTCTCATGGAGATTTTCCAGTAGCTATTAAAAATTATAAAAAACTAGCACAAGATTTGTGTATGATTTCAAAAGCAAATTTAGATGATAAAGAATTAATTAATAATATTATTAAAGCATTTGATAATGATGTCGAAATTAATAGTTATTATAAAATTAATAAATTATATCCTAAGACAAAATTAACAGAAAAACAAAAAACAACTCTTAGAGAAAGAGAAGAAGATCTTAGATTTGTACTAAATAAAATTAAAACAATTACTATTAACGAAGATGATGATGATGAAAAAGAAGATAAAGAAGATGATGATGAAAAGCCAAACTCATTATCTGTAAAAGAAGCTAATGAGATTGAAGAATGTTTGAATAAAAAATTATGTGAAATCCTACCAGAATTAGAAGGTGATAAAATTATACAAATTGGTACTACTATTCATATTTATGGAAATGATAATATTGTTTATAAAAATATTATAACATTAGATACTTGCGACGAAATTGAAGATGCTTGTGTTATTAGTTGTAAAACGGAAGATAAATTGCTTTTAAGATGGAAAAAAGAAATTATGAATATTGATCCTGATATTATTATTGGATATAATATTTGGGGTTTTGATATTGAATATATTTGGAATAGAGCTAAAGAATGTGGAATTACCAATAAATTTGCAATTGGATTTGGTAAAACAATTACACGTCCTATTTCATTAATAGAACAAAAGCTATCATCATCTGCATTAGGTGATAATACATTAAAATTATTTGATTTAGATGGTGTTGTTATGATTGATTTATTTAAAGTAATGCAAAGAGATCATAAATTAGATAGTTATAAATTAGATAATGTAGCATCATTATTTATTGGTTCACATAAAGATGATTTAAAACCAAAAGAAATTTTCGATAAATTTAAAGGAAATGCAACTGACCGTTGTGTAATTGCTAAATATTGTATTCAGGATTGTATATTGGTTAATAAATTATTACATAAATTGAAAATTATTGAAAATAATAGTGGAATGGGTAATGTATGTTTAGTGCCTCTTAATTATTTATTCAGAAGAGGTCAAGGAATCAAAATTTATTCATTAATTATCAATGAATGTATGAAAAGAGGCTTTATTATTCCGACAAAAAAATATGCAATTCAAGATATTGACATCGATGGTTATGAAGGTGCTATTGTACTTGAACCAAAAGAAGGTATTTATTTAGATGAACCAATTGTTGTATTTGATTATGGGTCTCTATATCCATCATCTATGATTTCAAAAAATTTATCACATGATACATATGTACTAGATGATAAATACTTAGAAATTGATGATCCGAACGTTGAATTTGTAAAAGTAGCATATGATTTATATGAAGGTCTTGGCGATAAAAAACATAAAGTAGGTGTTAAAGAATGTACTTTCGCAAAATATAAAGATGGTAGAAAAGGAATTATTCCAGATATTTTAACTGTATTATTAGATGAAAGAAAAAATATTAAAAATAAAATTGAATATAAAACTCTTATTCATAAAGATGGGCGTGAAATAACAGGGTTTATAAATGAAGATAATGAAAATCAAGTTATTATAATTACACCTGATAAACATAAATTTAAAGTAAATAAACCTGATGTAATTGAAATTAAAGATACATATAACAAATTTGAAAAAGATATATTTGATGCTTTGCAAGCAGCATATAAAGTTACAGCAAATTCATTGTACGGTCAAATTGGAGCTAGAACATCTCCAATTTATTTAAAAGAAATTGCAGCATGTACTACTGCAACTGGTAGAGAAATGATTATGATTGCAAAAGAATACGTTGAAACAAATTATAAAGCAGATGTAATTTATGGAGATAGTGTTATGCCATATACACCAATTACTTATAAAACAAATAATATTATTCATGTAAGTACATTCGAAGAAATTGATGGACTGTGGACTAATTATGATAAATTTAAAGCAAATGATAGCAATCGAACAAATAAAGAACAATTAAATCCTGATGATATGCATGTATGGACTGATAAAGGATGGGTTAAGGTTCGTAGAGTAATAAGACATAAGACTACTAAGAAAATTTATAGAATTACAACAACTTCTGGATTAGTAGATATTACAGAAGATCATAGTTTATTCAATATTAATCGAGATATAATTAAACCAAGTGAATGTAAAATCGGAGTTGAATTACTTCATAGTAAACCTGATATTCAAGAATATAATAAAGAAAAAATATATAATTTCATAGATAATGTATTAGTTGAAAGTTGTTGTTATGAAGATCAGATTATTATAGCAAATACACAAGTAGAAGCACAAGAATATTTCATTATATTAGAATTATTAAATTATAATGTTAATATTAAATTTGAAAATAACTATTATATATTGACATATATAGCAGAAACTAAAAATTCTAAATCCAATATTATTAATAAAATAGATGTATTGTATGAAAAATATTATGGATATGTATATGATATTGAAACAGAAAATGGTGCATTTCACGGAGGAATAGGACATTTAATTTTAAAGAATACAGATTCAATTTTCTGTAAATTTCCATTAAAGGATGATAAAAATGAATTATTATTTGGAAAAGAGGCTTTGCCAGAAGCAATTAGAACTGGTAAAGATGTTGCTAAAAATATTGCAAGTATTATGCCTGCTCCTCAAAAACTTAATTATGAAAAATGCTTGTATCCTTTCATCTTATTTAGTAAAAAGAGATATGTTGGAAATTTATATGAAAGTGATGTAGATCATTTTAAACAAAAATCAATGGGTATTGTATTAAAAAGAAGAGATAATGCCAATATAGTGAAGAAAATTTATGGCGGTATTATTGATATTATTTTAAATCAACAAGATTTAGAAGGATCTGTTAAGTTTTTAAGAAAAGAATTGACTGATTTAGTTTATGGTAATACAGATATTAAAGATTTAATATTATCAAAAACACTAAGATCTTCTTATAAAGATCCTACAAAAATCGCACATAAAGTACTAGCGGATAGAATTGGTATTCGTGATGCGGGTAATAAACCAGCTTGTAATGATAGAATAGCATATATATATATTAAAGTGCCAAATGCTAAATTACAAGGAGATAAAATTGAAACTCCTGAATTTATTCAAGAAAATAAATTACAACCAGATTATTTACATTATATTACCAATCAAATTATGAAACCAATCTTACAATTATATGCTTTATGTTTAACTGATTTGACTGATTATAAAGAATCTGATACTTACTGGGATAATATTGATGAAGAACTTAAAAAGAAACCAATGTATCAAGATGATATGAAGAGAAAACGCAGATTAGATAATTTAAAATTAATGAAAGTTCAAGAAATATTGTTTGATGAATTTATTAATCGATTAAAAGAACCAAAAGAAACAACTAAGAAGAATAAAGAATCAAAAACAAAAATAAAATTAATTGAACCAGAACCTATTATTAAGATGATTACAGATGCAACTGGTGATATTAAAATTATTAATAGTAAAGTTAAAGAAGGTTTATGTTATTCAATAAAAATAATGAAAGATAATAAGAATTTATATTCAAAAGAAAATAAGGAAGGGGTAAAAGATATTACAAAAGATAAATTATTAGATGATTTACTATTAGAAACTTATAAGAAATTTAAAGATGTTGATATTAAGATAGAAATTAAGATTAATTATAAAGATTATGTTAAAAAATTCAATTTACTTGTAAGTAAATATGATGAATTTAAGAAAAGAGCAGAAGCATTTGATAGAAAAAGTAATGACATTGGTTTAATAAAATTGCAAAAAGAATTACAGAACAACTTATATATATTGGAAATTAGTGATAAAATTACATTAATTTCTTAAAAAGAATTGCTTGGTTTTAAACGTCTATGTTGAACCAATTCATTATTTGCAGTTTCTATAATATTAATTTCATTAATTTTTTTTAAATTATAAATAATTATTTTATTTTTTTCTAATTGAATTGCTTGATTATCAATAATTTTAATATAATAATCGGTATTATTAATAATTTTATTATTATTATTTAAATCATAATATAAAGCTAAATTATCTAATTGTGTAATTATTGATACAAACATCATAATCATGCATTGTGATTCTAAAGATATTATATTAGAAAGAATATTAGCAAAATATGTTTTATAAGTCCAACTTGCTGTTAAAATAATTAATAGTAGAGCTAATCCTTTATTATTCATTTTTTAAAAAATATTAAAAAAAAAGATTATCAATTTTTATTTTGAAAGTTTATAGTATTTATTTTATTTCTACTTATATATAAAATGGGAGGAGGTGGAAGTAAAATAATATTAGCAAATGATTTTAAATATGATGAAAGTTTATTTGATACAACTCCATATAAATGTAAATATACAACAGCACATTGTGATAATTTTGTAAATTATAAAAAAAAAGATAATATAATTCAATTAATAACTATATTTATATTTTTATTATTATTTTTTACATTTAAATATATATAAGGATAAATTTATTTATAATAAATATGGGAGTGTAGTTCAACGGTTAGAGCACAGCTCTTATGAAGCTGAGACCTGGGTTCAACTCCCAGCATTCCTACATATTTTTTTTAATTATAACATAATAAGTTATAATTTTCAAATTTCTTTTTAAATATTTCAGTGTCAGGATAAGTATTATTACCAGGACGATTTTGTATTCCAGGAACATGTGTTTTAGCATAAAAAAATTTGGCATATTCTAATGCATCTGGTTTTATATGTCCGTGTTTGTAATCATTACCCCAAGGTTTACCTGAAAAATTAGTATCACCGCTATATAGTCCCGCGTTTAAGTAATTAGGTAATTTATCCATTATTATTATATAAAGAAAAATAAATATAAATAAACATTAAAAATGAGTGAAAAAGACTTTGTTAAAGATGGATTACAAAATGAAGATATTGTAAATATAATTAAACAAATTAGACCAGAAATCGAAAAAGATGCAAGCGACGATAATATTGAAAAACTTAAAAAAAAATTTAGTTTTTTTGCAGATAGATATCCTGTATTATTTGATTTATCTACTAGAAAAGATCATTTTAGTTGGGAAAATTTAAATTACTTTTTAAATATGCGTACAAAAATTATAGAAGATAATTTAACTACTGATAAAGCATCTGTAATTGTAGGACAAGATATGTATAACAAATATGTTAATATAACAGAACCACCTTCAAAATTTGAAAGAAAGCAAAAAAAGAGTAAAACTTAAAAATCACCATCATATTCATTTTCATATTCACAATCATTACAATCGTCATTATCATTTGAATTATAATCATAATAATCATCATATTCATCATCACTATATTCACAATAATCATGTTCTTTCTTTTTTTCTTCTTCTTCCATTTGAAGTTTAAGTTCATATTGTCTGTCAATTTCATCATAGTCAATTGGTTCTTTTGGTGGAGGATTAATAAACATATATTTATAATGATCTTCTACATCATCATCTCTTTTTTCAGGTTCATTATCAATCATATTAAAAGAAACAATATCTTTCTTTTTATCAACTAAATAAGTATCTTTATAACTTCTTAAATAATATTCAAGAAGTTTAGTTTTATTTTGAATTGATTTATTTTGTTGAATATAATAATTGATTAAGAAATTCATGCGATGATTTAATACATTATCTTTCAAACTTTGATTTGTCATCATAAATGTAGAATAACAATTCAAATATACATTAATATCATTATTGTATAGAAAATAACTGAAACTGTTAAACATTATAATAAAATTATATAATATATAAAATCATTTTTTTATTTAGTTTTATTAGATAGTTATAATGCCGATAAATCATGTGGATGACAGATTGGCATTATATAATAATATAAATGATTTTATAAATGATTATATAAGAAAAAAAGAGAATAATAATGAAGAGTCTAGATGTTTAACAAAAGATAATAAATTAAATTTTAAAGGTCAAATATTTTTAGATAAAAAAATAGGAGTTTTATCTTTATCTGGTAATATTTATATATCACATATTACTCATGAAAATACTGATTATCAATTTATAACAAAACTTCAATTAAATGGTGAAGGTTTAGAGTCTGATGCTGAAAATGAATTAAAAATTTTAGAATTAATTAAAAATTATTTATTACAAGATAATTTTACTAATAAAACATTCAATATTCATTTACCTATATTATATAATAATTTAGAATGCATACATTATAATATTAATCAAAATATAATCACAATTAAAGATGATGAAACAAAAAGTATAAATTTAGATGATATTAGTTATTATTCTACATTTGTTGAAAAAGCAGATGGAAGTTTAGAAGATTTTGTTGAGAATAAAAATTTCACTGATACAGAATTACTTAATGTTATAATGCAATGTATGATATCAACTTATTCATTACATAAATTAAAAGTAATACATAATGATTTACATACAGGTAATTTTTTATTTTATGAAATTGCTAAAAAAGATAATCAATATTTTGAATATATAGTAAATCTGAATGATAAATCAACATTTGTATTTTATTTAAAAAATGTTGGATATAATTTTTTGATTTGGGATTTTGGTAAAAGTCAAATAATTAAAAAGAAAGATAAACATTTATTAAAATTTTTGAATAATGATTATTTAACATTCTTTTTAAGTTTATATAGTATTTTATTAAAACAGAATAAAAAAACTAAATATTATCAACTTATATATTTTATAGGCGCATATTTATTAACTTTTGAAAGATTAAATAAAAATAAAAATATTTTTTATTTATTATATCATATTTTTGAAAAAGACTATAATTCTAAAACAATTTTATTAGAATTACCAGAGGGTGCTGAAATTTTAAAAACAATATATATATAGAAATATGTTAGATAGTATATATGATAAATATTATATATTTAAAAATATAATAAAATTATTAAAATATGATAGCAATGAAGAAAAATGTTTAGTTCCTTTAAAAGGTAAAAACTTATATAAAATAAATGATAAAATTGTTTTAAAAAAAAGAATAGGTCATGATTCCGTATATGGAACAGTCTTTTATTCATCAATAAATAAATACAAATTTATAACAAAAGTTCAATTAAATGATAACGTTGGTGAAAATGAAGTTAAAATATTAAAAAAAATTAGAATATATGCATTAAAAACTTTAAATTTTCATTTACCACTATTTATAAAAAATTTTACATGTAAAAGTTATGATATATTTGATAAAAGATTACCTGCAAATATAACAGAAAAATATTATTATTCATATAATTCTACATTAGCAGAATTAGCAGATGGTTCAATACATGAATACATTCAAAAAATATTTGAATTATCAACACCCTTTAATATTGAAAAAAAAATAATTAGCGCAATTAAACAATGTATAATTGCATTGATGACATTACATTATATTGGTATATATCATAGAGACGCTCATTTAGGAAATTTTTTATATTATAAAGTTAAAAATACAAATGGATATTATGAATATAAATATAAAGATAAAAAATTTTATTTAGAAAATACTGGTGCTATTTTTATGGTTTGGGATTTTGGCAAAAGTAAACCAATAGAGGATTTTAATTTTTTACAAGATTATAATGTTTTTATACCATATATAATAAAACATATAAATAAATATAAAATTGATTTTAAACCATATTTTTATGAATTCTTAGAAAGTTTAATTGAAGATATGAATATTTATAAAAATAGAGATGATATTATTGCTAAGTTTTTTTTAGATGATAAAAAACCAACTGGTAAATTATTAGGCGCCGTTAAATTGTTTTAATTTAGAAGCAATATTATTAATTACATCTTGTATTTTATCTACATCAACATCTTTATTATGTTTATAGTGAATATAAACATTATTATTTTTTATAATTAAAATAATTCTATTGTTAATTTTAAATTCAATAATATCAGCAATTTGTTTATAATTTATATCATTCGTGCATGCAAATGTATATGTTGGTAATTTTATTTCATTATAAACTAATACATAAAAATCTTCATTTATTTTATCAATATTTTCTAATTTTCTTGTATAAACATACTGACTATCATTTGTTAAATCATAAACATAATTACAATTATTACGACAATAATATGCGTTTTGAAATTGTTTTGTTTTTTTAAAAGATTGTTTTATTTTTCTTAAAATATTGTCATTCATAAATATATTTGATTTTTTCATTAAATATATTTCAATAATATTTGTATTAGGTGTAATAAGTTTTTTAATATCAATCATGTGAATAACTAAATAATTATATTGTTAAATTCATTTTTTATTTTTAATATAAAAAAATGAATTAATATATTAAGAAAAAAAATATGGATGCCAAAAAAGATTTATATAAAGACTGGACGAAAGATAAACTAGTTTCTTTTTTAACAAATGCAGATAAACATTATTATAATACTGGAACTCCTTTAATTGATGATGAATTATATGATGAAATGAAAGACTATTTAAAATCAATTGATAAGAAAAACCCTTATTTTAAAAGGGTTGGTGCTGATGTTGATAATAAAGTTAAATTGCCTTTTTATTTAGGTTCACAAGATAAAATTAAAGATGATCCAAAAATTTTAAATAAATGGATAATTAAATATAATGATCCTAAATCTTATATTATTAGTGAAAAACTTGATGGTATATCATGTTTAATTACTTATATTAAAGGTGAAATTAAAATTTATACAAGAGGTGATGGATATTACGGACAGGATATAACATATATTAAGGATTATATTAATGGTATTTTGACAACTAAAATACAAAAAAAAGATATTGCTGTTAGAGGTGAATTAATTATTAGTAAAGATAATTGGGAACTAGTTAAAGAACATGGTTCTAATGCTAGAAATTTAGTAGCAGGTCTTATAAATTCAAAAATTTTAAAGAAAGATTTATTGAAATATGTTGATTTCGTTGTTTATGAAGTAATAGATGAAAAAACTAAAAATAGTTTAAAAGATTTGAAATTTAATGTTGTTAAACACACAGAAGTATCCGAATTATCTATCGATTTTCTATATAATTTATATAAAAAATGGAAAGATGAAAGTAAATATGAAATAGATGGTTTAATTGTAAGACATAATGAGAATTATAAGAGAAAAGAAGGTGAAAATCCTAAATATTCATTTGCTTTTAAATCACTTAATATGCATAAAGAAGTTGAAGTAGTTGTATCTGATATTGAATGGAATATCAGTAAAGATAAATATTTAAAGCCTATTGTTAAATTTAATGAAATTTCATTAAATGGTGTAAAAATTAAACAAGCAACTGGTTTTAATGCTGATTTCATTGTCAAAAATAAAATAGGTATCGGTTCAAGAATTATAATTATACGTTCGGGTGATGTAATCCCACATATTAAAGAAGTATTGAGTCCTGCAACAAATAATAAACCATTAATGCCAGTTGTTCCTTATATTTGGAATAAAAAAGATATTATTTTAGATGATGTATCTAAAAATAGAGAACAAGATATAAAAATTTTCAGTAGTTTTATGAAAGCATTAAATATTAAAGGTATAGGCGAAGGAATAATTACGAAATTATATGATAGTTCATATGATACTTTACAAAAAATAATAAAAATATCAAAAGAAGATTTGTTAAAAATAGATGGTATTAAAGAGAAAAGTGCTACAAATATTATAGAAGCATTGAAGGATATTTATAAGAAAAATTGTTTAGAAATAATGCATGCTTCTAATATATTAGGTAGAGGTTTGGGTGAAAGACGATTAAAACTTTTAATTGATACTTATCCATATATATGTGAAAACCAAGAAAAAGCTTTAAAATTAAAAAAGGAAGATATATTAAAAATTAGTGGTTTTGGTGAAGTAATGGCTGATTCAATTATACAAAATTTAAAAACTTTTCTTGAGTTTTACAATTCTTTATTTGATATAACGGATAAAAAAGTAGTAATTGAAAAAGAAGTAGTAGCAATAAAAAAAGATTCAAAATATAATGGTAATATATATGTATTTAGTGGAATAAGAGATAAAGAATTAGAAAAATTAATTGAAAATAGTGGCGGAACAGTAGCAAATACAGTGACAAAGAAAACAACTCTTTTAATAGTAAAAGATATTACAGATAATACAACTAAAATACAAAATGCTAAAAAATACAATATTCCTATTATTTTATTTGAAAAATTTATTAAATAATTATTAAGTAAATAATGAGTTGTGAAAATTATAATTATAATTTAGCTTTTAAAAATGCAACATCAAATGCTTTGTATAGTTATTATACTAACTTAAATAATTTTCATAAAGCATATCCTGATATTACAGGTGATATTGGTACTGATTCTTATAATCCAATAGATAATACTAATGTTTTTAGTGATGGTTTTAAAAATGAATATAGTAATGTAATAAATACCGATTTGAATAGTATAGATCCAACATTAGCAAATTTATATGTTGAAGATGGAAGTAATGTATATGCTAATTGTGTTTTACAATCTGGCAGTAAATGGTTTACAACTAAAATATTAGATCATAATAAAAGTATATGTGAAATTGTAGATGATATAGATTTTAAAAATAAATTAATTAACAAAAATAATATATATTATACAAATTTTAATGGTAAGAATAAAGATAAACCTGCTAAATCACTTTTTTGTTCTAATATTAATAAAGCATATTGTGAAAATCGTTGGTATGATTGGATAATAACACCAAATTATTATTTAGGTAATACTTATTATAAAGATATTGGCAAATATACACAATTTGATGTAAATAAATGTTATAAACCATGCAATGGTGATTCATTGCCTTTTATAACAGAAAAAAACGAATATAAATGTATACCAAAAAAATATTATCAAAATGGAATATTTGCAAATAAATATATGTTTTCACCAATAGGCTTAATAAACTTAATAGGTAATTATGCTGCTACATTAGATCCTGGTAGAAATATACTAGATAAAAATCCATTAAATGATTATAATTTTACATTATATAGATTAATTTTACAATATAATTTAAAAAATAATGTTGATAGTAATATTTATGATATTACTGCGAATATAAGTAATTTAGCTGTAAGTTATAACAATGTATATGATAATTTTTCAAATATTTATAATGAATTTAAAAATTGTATTGATGAAAATATTTTAAAAAATTTTAATAAAACTGATAATCAATCTTATAGTTTTTCAACTAATTTTACTTATAAAAGTCCATTATTTAATGAAAATGAACCTGATATGTATACATTAAAAGGTTTAAATACTAATAATTTATTAACAGATCCTATATTAATTCATACATGGTTATTAGCAAATACATTTACACCATATCCAAATGAGGATGATATAAGTGATTTAAAAAGCAGTGGATTAGTACCAATAAATATTAATAAAAATCAAACGAGAGGATTATTATTTGATTGCTTATTTAATAAAATATATCAAGAAGAAGATAAAGATGATATTGAAAATAATAAATATATTAAAAAATTATTAGCAAATAGATTAAAAAATATTTTCTTTAAAGCAGTAAATATATGTTATGATAAAAAAACAAATTTTGGGAAAAATATAATAGAATTAACTAAAAAAGCATTAACAAATGCTGATTTAAAAAATCATATATATACGAATAAAATGTATTTACCTCAAAAAGGAATTGTTTCAGGTACTATTAATGTTCTACAAAATAATAATATTGGTTTTCAAAATATATCTAATTTACAACAATTATTAGAGCAATCTTCTGTTGAAAATTTTAAATTATTTAAATATTATGATGTTGATTTAATATCTAGTATAAATAAAAAATATTCATTATTAGATATCACAAATCCAGTTATAATTCCACAACAATTAGATTTTAATAAATATTTATTTGCTTATGAAGATTTAGAAACTAAAATAAAATGTGTCAATGGCGAAATATTTGATAATAATGAAAAAAAATGTGTAAAAAGAGATCCTGGTAAAGAAATGAAAATAGATAATGATATAGATGATGTTTATAAAATCCCAAATTTAAAAAAAATATTTTCTCAATTTTTAAAAATAGTAATAGCAATAATTATAATAGTTGTAATTTATTTCTTATTTCATATAGCATATGAACCATTGATGAAATTAATAAATATGCTATATATGTATTTAATTGAATTTTATTTAGATATTAATTTATACTGGAATAAAGATAATAAAGAAAAAGATGAATATGAATTTACAAAATATAAATTAGAAAATTTAGATAAAAATATATCTTTACTTGAATCAGACATCGCATTTAGAAAACAAGCTAATACTTAGAACAAGTTGAGAATGATTTTCTATGTAATTCATGTATTCCATATTTAAGAATGGCATTTCTGTGATTTAATGTAGCATATCCCATATTTTTTAATAAATCATATTTATTTAAATCTGGATTATCATTAACTAATTCAATAATTTCTTTATCATGATAATCTTTTGCTAATATTGAAGCAGCTGCAATATTAATATAAGATTGATCGCCTTTTGTAATACATTTAAATTCAATTACGTCATCGTCATCATCTGGACTAATAATTGGTTTAAAATAATTACCATCTACAATAATAGATGTAAATTTTTTATTTTTATATGCTTGAAATAAGGCTCTATGCATTGCTTTAACAGAAGCTTGTAATATATTTATATCATCAATTTCTTTTGGATTACATGTTCCAATACCATAAGTTAATGCTTTTTCTTTAATATATTCTGCTAAAATTCTTCTTTTTTTAAATGATAATTTTTTAGAATCTTTAATTTGTATAAATAGATCATCATTTAAATCATCTGGCATAATTACAGCTGCTGCAACAACATTACCAAATAATGTTCCTCTACCAGCTTCGTCGACGCCAATTGTATTAATATCACTTTTTTGATACATTTTATTTTATGTTATATAATAAATATCAATTTTTATATAAAAATTGATTTTAAGAATAATTAATTTAGTTAAATATATAAATAGACGATATGGAGGAATTAATGCATAATTTTAACAAAATTTTAGATGAAAAAAGAGAAGAAATAATACAAATAGCTAATAATAAAAAAAAGAAAACAGTTGAAAAAAAAATGACACAAATAGAAAATGATAAACTCCCTGTTGACATATCATCTACGATAAGAAGAATAAATGAAGCCGCGGAAAAAAAATATAAGGATTCGGCGAAATATAAGAAAGAGATTAATGCAACGAATTGAAATTTTAAATAATTTAAAAAAACAACCTTACATCAAGCAACGTAGTGAAGAATGGTATAAAATGAGAGAAAATAGACTAACAGCTAGCGATTTGTATGATGCAGTACATAATCCTCGTTCTTTAATTAAAAAGAAAATCAAAAATGTTAGTTATAATTCTTATTCTATTCCAGCTTTAAAATGGGGTTGTATGTTTGAAAAGATTGCAACTGATATTTATTCACATATAAATAATGTAAATGTCAATGAATTTGGTTTATTAATTAATGAAAATATTGAAAATTTCGGAGCTTCACCAGATGGAATAACAGACGATGGAATTATGATTGAAATTAAATGTCCTTATACAAGAGAAATAATTGATAAAACTATTCCAAATAAATACTATTATCAAATGCAAGGACAAATGGCTGTGTGTGGATTAGATATTTGTGATTATATTGAATGTAAATTTAAGACATTTGATACAGAAGAAGAATATATTCATAATATTCATAATATTTCTAATATTGAAAATTATAAACATGGTATTATAATTGAAAAAAAAGATAAAACATATTACTATACTAAACCAAATCAAAGTTATGATGATAATTTTAAAGAAATTAGTGATAAAGTTCTTGATAATAAATGTACTTATTGGATGCTTGAATTGATTAATATTCAAAGAGTTAATTTTGATAATGATAAATGGAACAATGAAATTAAATTTAAAATTAAAGATTATTGGAATTTATATCAAACAGAAAAAAATAATAATAAACCTTCAAATTTATTTATTGAAGATAGTGATTAATAATTTTATTATTTACGTTTAATTTATATATAATTGTTTTTGCAGTAAAATCATTTTCAATAAATTTAATTTTGTCTTTATTAAATAATAAACCATCATAAAATAATATTATTTTTACATAACTTGAATTCAAATCATTTAATTGTTCTTTTATTTTTATAATTGTATAAATATTTTTTAATTTATTGAAATTAAATTTTAATTTTGTTTTTCGTATATCGTTTGCTATTAATTCTATAATTTGATTAGAATCAGTTATGATACTATCTATAACCGATGAATACAATGATGTCTTTGCATTATTTAAAAAAATATGTAATTTTAAATAATCATCATCATTATCTAATCCATTTCTAATAGAAGAATATTTAATAAATAAGTTTTCATCTAATAAATTATCTTTTGATGATAAATTATTTATTTTATTAAAAAATGCATATTTTTCAATAAAAATATATACAATAATTATTAATATCACGATTAATATTATTAAAATAAAAATATCACTCATTCTATATTATTCTTACTTTAAAAAAATTATACTCTTGAACCAAAAGCAATCATTGAACCATTTTCACTTGATATATTTTGATTTACAGGATTTATTGGTATATCATTTAAATTATAAATTGTATCTTTATTTATAGTTATTGGTGTTTTGTATTTTAAAATATTGTTTGAATATTGATATAAATTAGTTGCAACAATATTAAAAGCTTGTAAAGTATTTATATTAAAATTAATATATGTATTTAATTGTATATTATAATTTGATATAAATCTTATTTTTAATATTGCAGATTGATTATTAATAGAAGGTACTAATATATAATTCGCATTTATTATTTGTGGTGTATAAACATTATCAACAATAGAAATAGCAGGATTAATATTGGATCCTAATAATATTTTATTATTAACATTGTCAAATGATGCTAATATACCATTACTATTATATATATTAATTCCTTTTACATTTTTAGATTTAGTATTTATATTACTTGAAAATATATTAAATATACCACTATCATCAATATTCATACTAATACATTTTTGCTCGCTTAAATTGGTATTATTATCACATAAATTAAAAAATTTGCTTGAATTATTTGTATGAACTGTTAAAGAAGACCAGGTATTTAAATTATGATTTAAATTTACATCAAAATCTGATACTATTTTTTTTGTATATATATCAGTTATAGGAGAATTATTACTTGTAATATTAAAAATATTATTAACAATATTTGAATTAAGAGTAGAAATATTATCATTAACAATATTTGATGAATTTAAAATATTACTATTAACACGTTTTACATCATTAATAATTGTTTTTTGTAATTTATTAAATGCATAACTAGCATAATTAATTTGTTTTTCAGATTTTAAAAGATTATTATTAATATTTGTTTTATAATTTTTTTGATTATCATATAAATATGCCATTACAATAAATATTAAAAAAAATATAATTAATGTAAAAATACCCATCAATATTATTACTATTCCATTCATTTTATTCTATCATTTAATTATATATTTATTATTTTATTCTTCATCTCAACTATGATTGTTAATATTATTATATATTTATTATTTTAATTTCATCTTTATTTACTTCAACTTTATTATTTGATATTAGTTCTTCTTCTGATTCTTCATATTCGCTATTACTATCTTCTTCTTCTGACTCTTCATCATAACTATCACTGTTTTCGCTATTAATTTCTTCTTCTTCCTCAGATTCTTCCTCAGATTCTTCATTAGTAGATTCTTCATCAGATTCTTCATTAGTAGATTCTTCCTCAGATTCTTCATTAGTAGATTCTTCATCTTCACTATTAATATATTCATCTTCTGATTCTTCGTCATCATCTATTTTTTCACCTCCTTTTTTAGATTTTGCTGTTTTCTTTTTAACTTCTTCTTCAATAACATCATCATTTCCTGATTTTAAAGTTTTGCAATGTTTTTCTAATTCTTTATAAATAGCACTTGATGTATTTAATTCACGACCAGTAATTGGATTTTTAGGTTTTAATGGATTTTCTTTTTTATTTTTAGCCCAGATTTTACAATCTTCAGGTGTTAATTCTCTCTTAAAATATTTAGAAGTAATACCTTTTTTATCTTCTTCTTGAATTTCTTCTTCTTCAACTTTTGCTTTTTTCTTGGTTTTTGGTTTTTCTTCTTGAATTTCTTCTTCTATTATTGCTTTTTTCTTCTTTTTTTCTTCTCCATCTTTTTTTGCTGGACGTTTTGTTTTAATTTTAACAGTTTCTTTATTTTCATCTTCATCGTCTTCTTCAACATATTCATCAACTTCGACTTCATTTAATTCTTCAATTGGTAAATTAACATGATCGCAGTTAAAACGCATTTGTATTCCCATTGCTTCTAATTCTTGGTTTAGCAACTTCATACAATAAGGGGTTTCTATTATATTTGTTTCATTTGTAATACAATTGGGACAATATGATGAATTAATTTTAGTTGAATATTGTGGAATTGTACCACATTTTTTACACACTTGCCAACGATATTTATCAGAACGTTCCATCATACTTTCTTGTATAAAACCAGATATCCCATGACTAATTAAACTATCACGTTCCATTTCACCAATTCTTAGACCACCTTCTTTTCTTCGACCACCAGTTGGTTGTCGTGTTAATTGTGTCATAGGACCTTTACCTCTTGCATTAATTTTTTCAGCAACCATATGTTTTAATCTGAAATAATAAGTAGGACCTATAAAGATTTCAGTATTTATTTGTTTACCAGTATGACCGTTATATAAAATTTCATTACCATATTTTTGAAATTTATTTTTCTCTAATTCTTTATAAATTGATTTATGATCTATATCTATATAAATTGTACCGTCTCCAAGTGTACCTTGTAAACAACATAATTTAGCATATATACATTCAACCAAATGTCCTATTGTCATACGTGAAGGAATAGCATGAGGATTAACAATTAAATCAGGTTTAACACCATCTTTTGTAAAAGGCATATTTTCTTCTGGTAATATCATACCTATTACACCTTTTTGACCGTGCCGTGATGAATGTTTATCTCCAAATTCAGGAATTTTTAATTTTAATAATCTTACTTTACATATTCGTGTAAAATCATCAACGCCAGTTTTATTATCCATATAAATCTTATCAACATGACCGTAATAACTTTCATCGCTTACAATTGAAACATCAGTATAAGTGGTTTCTTTTACTTGTTCTATAAAAACTCCTTTTTTAACTTCTTTTAATGTTTCTTTAATCAAAACCATACCAATTATAACAGCTTTTTGTCCTCTTGGTATATAAGAACCTTTTTTTATAATACCATTTTCATCTAATAATGAATAATCGGCTCGTTTAATTCCAGAAATATTATTATCTTTAAAAATCATTGGATTTGAAAAAATAATTCTTTCATAATCATTTACTCTTTTTGCAGTTGCTGTTATTGATTTATAATAAGATACATGAAATAAACCTCTTTCTATTGAATTTTTATTTATTATTAAACTATCTTCTTGGTTATAACCAGAATATGTCATAATAGCAACTATTAAATTTACACCATTTGCCATATAATCACTACCTGTATATTGAGCGTGGCGTGTATTTATAATAGCTTTTTGTGGATAATGTTGAATAAATCCAAATGTATCAAATCGTTTTGTAAAATTAGTTGCATATATTCCAATTGCTTGTTTTGTTTGTGCTGCATGGAAAACATTACGCGCGCCAGCATTATGATTACACATAGGTATATTACCTGTAACAACACTAACAATAGTAGAAGGATGAATTTCTAAATGAGTATGAAAAATATTTATTTCTTTATTATACATTGCTATTAATGAAACATCTGATTCTTGGGCGTCTACATATTCAATAACTGCTCCATCTTTTTCTAAAACTTCTAAAATTTTATCAATTTGCATTCCTTTAAATTTATCAAGAGTCAAAGGATTAATATAATAATTTTTATAATATAATTGTTCGTTTTTATCTTGAAAAGGACAATGTTTACCAATTATCATATCAAACCAATTAGTATATTTTTCATCAAACACAACTGCTTTTCCATTTTTAACAATTAATAATGGTCTTACGGCTCTACCTGTTTCTGTAAATATTCTTATTTCATTATATGATGTATGCCATGATATAGATGTTAAAATATTAAATAAAGCATTTCTTCTATAAGCTTTTAATATTCTAGTAATTTTAATAGGATTATTTGTAATACCAAACCAAGTATTATTAATAAAAACACGTGTTATATTTTTGTCTAATGGTAAAATATAATTTTCAATAGGTATAACTCCAATATCTAATAAACATAATTTAATATATTCAGGATCTGTACCAGCAGTAACCTTGGATAATAATGCTAAATTTTTTAAATATCCAATTGAACCACCATCAGGTGTTTCAAAAGGGCACATAATACCCCATTGTTGTGAATGAAGACGATGAGGACTTGTTATTTTTAAACTTCTATCAATTGGCATATTAATACGTCTTAAATGAGATAAATATCCAATATAACTAATTCTTGATAAATCTTGAACTCTGCCTAATTCAGGATCTTCATCTGTTGCTAATCCCCAACGTCCTTTTAATGATTTAGCAAAAGTATCTGCAATTAATACAACACGTATTAAACGATATATATTATCTTTATTAATAAAATCTTTAAAATTATTAGTTGTTTTCCAAGCTCCATAATAATAAAATTGATCTAATGTATCACGAATATCTTTTCTTAATTTTGCATATGCTTCTTGAAATAATTCAGCAAGTAAAAATCCACTAATATTTATTCTTTTATAAAAATAATTATCTCGATCTGTTTGTTTTTTTATTTTAAGACAAACATTTATAAATTCTTTTGTTAAATATCCTAAATATTTACTTTTATTTTCGAAAACTGATATATTAGGAAATACATCTGCTGACAATATATATTTTACATGTTCTGTTGTCTTATATTTAACTCTAAATTTAATATAATTTAGAGCATCTTCTTGTGTGTAAATATATTTTTTTTCACCATCTTTATTAATATAATAATTATCACATAGTGAAGGTCTAATAAAGTTGGCAAAATAATTTTCTTCAACTTTTGAATTATTTATACCAAAAATTGCTTCATATATATCTTTATCACTTTCTAAACCAAGAGCTCTGAATACTATAAATAATGGTATTTTACCTTCAACAGTAGGTAAACTTAATAATATACAATTTAATTGATTTTTATATTTTTCTGTAACCTCTTCTTCTTCATTTTTTACTAAATAAAATTCGACACTCTTTGGTTTTAATAATGATTCACCAGAATCAGCACTACATCTAATAAAACCTTTATAATTAAAATTGTCATCATCTTTTAATAAATTAGTAAATAGACAATTTGTTGTTAAACTTTCTTGTGCTACAATAACTTTTTCTTTTCCATCAATTATAAAATATCCACCACAATCATAAATACATTCTCCTAATTGTTGTAAAACTTTATTACCATTACCATTTAATATACATATATCACTATGCAACATAATAGGAATACTTCCTATTGCAACATTTTTTAATGTAGTTGTAATAACTTCTTGATCTTCATTTGTTATTCTTACGAAAACATTAGCATAAATATGAGTTTCATATGTTAAATTTTTAAGTCTTGCATCATTAGGTGTTAAAATTTTATTAACTATTTTATTATCAACAGTTTCTCTAATAATGGGATGATCTATAAAAATTTCATCTGATTTTTCACCTCCAACAAAAACGTCAACCTGAATAATTTTTTTATTTTTATCATTTTCATCATATTTAATCATAGTAATTGGATTATATGATTTGATAGTTTTAGGAATGTATGATTTTATTAACTCTCTATAACTATCTAAATGATGATTAGTAAAAGGATATTTATGATTTTTAAAATATAAATCTATAATACTCCAATCGTCCATTTATATTCTATATATAAAAAAAATAAATATATTATAACTCTTTTTTTAATATTTATTTATGTATAATGGTGGTTCGTATAAATTTCCATATTCATCTGTTTTTCCAACATACTTATTACTTCTGTCATAATAATTAGGATCAGAAATACCATTTTTTGCTTCTTCAATTTTATTATCAATATATTCTATAAAACTTTTATCTGTTGCATCTATAAAACCATTAGCAAATACACGTAATTTACCTTCATTGTTTAAATAAAATACAAATGGAGCACGTTTTGTTTTATCTTTATCTATTAATTTTAATTTACTATCTCCAAGTACATCTTTTACTCTTATATACCCTGATTCAGGTGCTTTAAATGATACTGATATTTTTAATGATAATGCCACACTAACTGGATTAGTTATTTCCAAAAGACTTAAATAATAATAAAGAGTGTTATCTATATTATTAACTAAAACATGTCCTTTTTCATTTACAGTTAAATAATATTTATCATTAAATGAATATTTTTTTTGATTAATATTTATTCCTTCATTTTCATTTATAACTTTATCAGGAGTTAATAATTTTGATCCCCATGGTGGTGATTCTATATATTCACTATTTTTTGTATATATATATAATGGAAATATTACCTCTTGAATACCTGGATAAACACTATTTAATAACATTAATTCTTTAATAATATTTACACTATAATCACGACTATAATGATTTTTATCATTATTTGTATCTGAATCATATTGTTGTTTTAAAAAAACATTTAATACATTATTTATAACATCAACAGGTGTTTGTTGCATATTTACTTTATCATTTGGTTTACCTTTACAAAAATCACTATCAAAACCAGGTTTATCTTTTTCAGTATAACAATATTCGTTTATTATATAATCACTCATATAATCAGATAAATATGTAATTACTTTTTCTGAATTAACTATATCTTGTGGTGTTTTTACTTTATTATTATCAACTTCTTCAACACCACATTTATATCGTACTGTTTGTGATAAACATTTTGATGGTAAAAATGGTGAAACTTTAAGTGCATTATTTATATTATCACCATCATTATCAGATAATCGTGGTAATAATGATTTAAAATCTTCTCCGCCTGATTCACTTAAACATCCTCCTTGATTACATAAATTTATTAAATCATTTCTAAATGTAAATTTAATATTATCTTGTTTTTTTAGAATATTTATATAAGCATCAACTGCTTGTTTTGGTGCATTTTTATGTGTTTCTCTTATTTTAGTTTCATCAAATGTATTAACTTCTGTAATACCATTAAATTCTGTTTTAGTAATTAAACTTAAAAAATAATAAGATGAATTAATAATATCTTTAAAATTTGTGATATATTTATATTGAGTTGTTAAAAATGGAAAAAAAATAATCACTTTAAGATTACCTTTAAAATCATATTTTGTATGAGGTAGTGAATTATATTTATCTTTTATTGTCTTATCTCCAGATTTATTAATATAATCTTCCATATAATTTTGCAAAGCAATACAATAACCTTGATTTTTTTTTATATTAATTGTAAATTTATCATTATTATCAAAAACACTATATGAATATTCTAATTTTCTTGAAAAAGCAACATAAATTGGTGATAAAACTTTCATTGAAATCGTTGATGGCGAAACTTCATTTATTTTTTTATAAACATTATAAATATTATTATCGATATCGTTTTCAACAGTTTGCAAAGTGGAATTGAATGATACTGTTAATGAAGATTTAGGAATATGATAATTATTTTCATATTGTTCTTGTGTTGATAAAATACATCTTACATATTCTAAATTATTAAATGTTAATGGATCAGTTCTAATATTTTTTGCAGATTTACAATAATCAATATCTTTATATTCTGTTTTAGAATTATTACCACCCATCTTTTATTAATTAATATACATTATTATAAATATATAAAATGATATTATTAATAATAAAATTAATGTTATAATATATCCATAAATAAAATAATAATTATATCTTATAAATAATCCATGAAATGCTAAAATTAAAAAATAAATTGATAATAATATAAATATATATATATTGTTTTTAATTTTTGAAATATATTTGTCATATTTATTTATTTCTGGAGCATTTTTATTAATGTATAATGTTTTAAAGGTTTTCTTATATTTTTCATTAATATATTTTAGAACAGCTATTTGAGCGTCTTTATATAAATTACCATATGAAGAATCATCAAATAATTTATCTAATAGTATATATGTTTTATTTCCAGATTTACCAATAAAATCAAATGTATTAAACAATTCTGGTATATCAGATTGTTTATAAAATAATTTAGTATTATCGAAATTATTTAAATCAGTGTATTTTAATATATCATTATTATTAACTGTATTATTAATAAAAATATTTAATTCGTTTGAATCAAATATTTTATTAATATTTTTAATACTATGTATTATATTTTTATCAATTACTTTATTTTCTCTATAAATTATATTACACATTTCATAATAATTTTTATATGTTTGTAAATATTCATCCTTTTCAATATTACTTAAAACTGTAATCAAACTATATGATGCAAATAAGTAAAATATAAATATTATTGTAAATGATATAGAATATAAATTAATAGTTTTTATTAATACTATAAAAAAACATGATAATAACATTAAAATAAATAATATAGCATATATTAATGTATTTAATATCAAACTATAATTATCATTATCAATATTAAAAAAATATTTATATAAATTATATCTAATTTTATAATATTCTTCCATTCTAACTAATAAATATTTTATTTAATTACAGCCTGTTTCTAACTGATACATATATCCAATTTTATAATTGATAAAATATAATATACCAATTGCTCCAAATATTAATACAACTATACTTAATAAAAATAAATCAACTTGAAAATCAACATTATTCATTTTATTTTGTTTCACTTTCACCTACAAACAATTTAGATAAATATTCAAATATTAAATTATTAAATAAAACATATTTTTGCGCCGCATTAACAAACCAATCATAAAAAGTATTACTTTCTCTTGAATTAGCAACTAAATCAGCAATATAATAAAATGCTATTAAATTAAATATAAATATAACTATGATATAAATACAAGCAAATAAGAATGCATTAAATGTACCAGTATATGAAATAATGTTTTTATTAATAAATGTTATTGTTCTACTTATATTTTGATTAATTATTTCATATTGTTCTAATTTATCAGTTGGTATTGTTTTATAATAATCTAATTCTTCATGATAAGGTTTTAATAATTTTCTTTCATTAGCATTTAAAAAGGACATAAACGAATTTTCGGGTTTATTGCCATTCATAATATCAATAATATATTTATCAACTTCAACTTTTCTTGTATCATTAAAAAAAGTATTATTTTCTAAATAAACATAAATATCATAAATTAATAAATAAGAATATAAATTATTATCATTTACATTGTTTGAATCTAAATTATCTAACTCTTGTTTAATTCTATCATTAACTATATTACGTTTTGATTGATCGTGTAATAATAATAAATATGAATTGTCAAATGTTTCATTTCCGGTTTTAATTATTTTTGTAATTTCATTATCAATTGAAGATTCATAAGCATCAACTTTTTTATATTCAGCATAAGCCAATGATTTAAATAATAATTTATAAATTAATAAATGAATAAAACTAGCACCAAATACAAACATAATTATTGTTAAAAGTGTAAGTTTTTTATCATCAATATCAAATATTTCACCATTTAATTCAAATTTAAAATCATCTGCATTAGGTATCCATAATAGAGCGCTATAAATAATATAAATAATTATATAAATTAATAAAATATAAATTATATAAACTGTTAAATTAAATACAGATAATGATGCCGTTTGTTCGTTTAATATATTTAAAATATCATTTTCATAATTATCTTTCGTACATAGTAAAATCTTTTTTAGTTTATAACTAAAAGTTTCTTTATAACTATTTGAATTATTATAAAATAATGAAATTATACTAGCGATTAAATTTACAATCAATTTTAATAAATTGAAAAATGATAAACCCAATACAAAGAAATACATAACAATACATAAACCGGCAATTATTGACAATATTATTTTAAAAAATTTTGCAATATTAATAAAATCTAGCTGTTTTTTTTGTTTATTTGTACCAGATTTTGGATTACTTTGTTGACTAGTACCATTATTAACTGGTAGAATAATCGATTGAGATATGACTGGTTGTTGTTGACTCGCGTCATTACTAGGATCTACTTTTATACTTTTAATATCGATTACATCATTATCTCCTTTTTGTGGATTTGCTAATGCTACTTGTTGAGACATATTATTACTATTTTATAATATTAATAAAAAAATATTGACATATACTATTTATTTTTGTTGTTATTGTGTATTCAATGAAGATAATACTTGTTTTTTTAATGTAGATTGTGATAAATATTCTTTTGTAAAATAATAAACAATTATTAATAACATAATAATTAATATTATACAATAATATATATATACAGATATCATGCGATATTTACATAAATTATATATATCAACTATTAAATTTTGTATTTTTGAAGATACATTATAATATTCATTATATATAAAATAATATATATCTTTATTATAATTAAAAGCTACTTGTATAAGATTATTAGTATTATAATTAAATATATCAGGTTTATTAAATAAAACAGATTCATAATTAAGATCTAATATTGGATTAATATTATGATTAAATTTACTGAATAATTCCTTAGCATCATCATATAAATTATTGCTAACATAATAATACATTAATGAATATGTATAAAAAGCAGATACAATTTTATCTTTATAAAAAACACCATTTTTATCTTTTAGAATTTTGAATTTTTCTAATGTAATTTGATTATCATCATTATAAATTTCATTCATAATATTTTTAATATATTTATATAATGTTTCAGGATTAAAATTAAGTTCAAGATCATTACATTTATTTAATTTAAATTTAGCATCTAATATATCTTTTTTATTTGTATAATTACAAATTTGTTGAGAATTAATATAATCTTTATTTATATTTTCATAAATAAATTTTATTAATAAATTATTTCTTTTTGATACGTTTATTAAATTATTATAATTTATTATATAATAAATTACACCAGTTATTATTATTATTATTGAAAAAATAATAAACAAATTAAAATTTACATTAAATTTTTCAACTAAATCTTTAAAAACAAGTTGTGAATCTAAATAACTAGATGATTTATAAATTATTATTGCAGCAATAATAAAAAATATCAGACTCATATCTAATGAAAAATAGTCATTTATGTATATTATATTTTGTATTTGATAAAATTCTGGTATATCACGTAATTTTAATTGATTTGAAAAAAATCTTTTAACTAATGAATTTGCAAAAAAGTAATTATATGCATATGTATTATAAATAATATAAAAGAAACTGCAAAAAAATATTATAATAATTGTTATAATAAATATTTTATTATAAAAACCACATTCATCTTTTGTATCTTTTGATAATAAATTATATATATCATTTAAAAATATTTTTTTTCTATTTAAATAATCTACAATTATTAAAAAAATATTACTATTATATATATCATTTATTATATCGCCCAACCCCATTAATCTATTTTATAAAGATTTAATAATCCATAAAAATAAAAATATGATTACTGGATAACTTAATCTCACAATGAATTCTTGTAAAGGTGATAATACATTATCTGTTAAATATTGTTTAATATAATGGCTTCCTAATCTTTCAAGTGAAATACCTAAAACTATTATTAATGATAATATAAATAATTTAAGAACATCATTTCTAGACATAGCCATTCTATCCCAGAATGAATATTCAGGTGTTCTACTTTGAATTACCTTTTTAGGTGGTGCAGGTTGTGAATAATACGTAGGTGGTGGAACAGTCGGTTGATATACTGGTGCTTGATATTGAACTTGTTGAGGCGGTTGTTGATTTTGTTGAGACATTTGCGGAGGTGAAGATTGTTGTGGTGGTTGTTGTAATTGTTGAGGTTGTGTATTTGATAAAGATTCAAATTGTTCTGAATTATCAGTATCTGATAATTCACTATTGTATGAATAAGCTATATTTAATTCTGTCATATCTATTCAATAAAAATATTTAATTTTAATATCTTATAAATATTACAGAATAATTATGGGTGAATATGACTATATTTTAAATTTATTTTCATTATTATTGATAATAGGTATATTATTTATAATAACATATGGATGCCAATATAAAAAACATTATGAACGTTTTACTGATATACAAGAACAGGAAGAATATGAAAAAAATCTTGAAGGTTTATCTGCAATGGAAACAGATGTTGTAAAAAAATTAACAACAAATCAAATGTCGATGGAACAATTTACCGATTTAATTGAAAAAGCTAAATTTACAAAAGAAAATCTTGATAATATAATTAATTATGTTGATAATTTTGAAGTTAAAAATGGTATAAAAAATTAATAATTATATTTTTGTTCGTTTATTTTATATAAATTTAAATTATCTCTTGAAAATGTATTATCATCATCGTCGTCTTCATCATTTTCATCTTCATCGTCATTTAATATTTCCTGTTCGTCATTTGTATATTTATAATCATTGAAATTCATTTTGTAATTAGGATTTAATATGGAATTAAAATTTTCATTTGTTAATAATTTTGGTTCAAAATAATAAATAGCTAATGTAAAATTATGATTAACACCTTTAAAATCATACAAATTATTAGTAGAAGTTAAAAACTGAAATGTTAATTTTGTTAATTTACCAATAGGATGAAATTCTCTAATAGGAATTTTTGTTAAAATAGCGATTTCATCATTGAAACCTAAACTATTTGTTCTAAATTTAGCTATACCTAGTGTATGTTTCATATATGATAATGATCCCAATGAATGATCTTCAATTTCAGGAGAATGCATAACAATATATTTCTCTCCTGTAAAACATACTAATCCAGGAGCAATAATTGTATATGATCTATTAGAAGAGTCATAAAAACTATGATATAATTTTAAAAAATTAATATTATTTTGATATTTTGTTATATATGTGTAATTAATATTATTTAAACTTGGCTTTGTTAATAAGAAAAATCCTAATGTTTCTGCAAGTGTACTATCTCTCATATTGAATATAATTGGGTAATCAGAATCAAAACGTATTGTGTTTGTTATTTCAGGATTTTCGGAATCATATGCATTTGCGCGTAATTGATGTGTATTATCTGAATTACTATCTTTCCAATAACTAGCATCATAATTATTTTTAATAATTAATGCTATTGCATCATTAAAATATTGACAAAAAGTATTAATATTATAATCACCAATTTTCATTTCAAACTTTTTAAAAATACCATCATAAGTAGGATCTTTTTCATAATTTAAAATATTAGAACCTTCAATTATTTTTATTATATTATTACACTCATTAATATCAAAATTTGAATGAATATAATAATATAAAGTATTATTATATTTATCGACTGAATACATTGTTCTAGGAACACTAGACTCAATAATTTCAACACCAACCACATTTTTAATTGCAAAATCTAATTCAAGTGTATAATAATTAGGTTCTGGATAAGTCATCAAATCACGCTGTGAACTATCAATAAGTGCAATATAAGACTGACGAATGCTATTATCTCTAAGATATTTAATATCTTCGACTGACATATATAAAAAAATGATTATTTTATTTTTATAAAAAAAAGCATAATAATGCGCAATCACAAATTAGTTAATAGAACAATAGATTTTATTTTAAATAATGTAAACAATTATTATATTGATGATTTATATAGTATTATAAACTCGAATTTATTTGAAAATCAAAATATTAATAGCATTTTAATGGAAATTATTAATATTTTAAATATTGCATTAAATAATTCAAATAATTCAAATAATTATAATATTGATAAAGAAACATTAAGAAGACTTATATTTGACTTAATAAGTAGCCCTAATGGTATTGAATGTTGTTTAAAAATTACAAATCACTATATGACATAAAACATAAAGAATCATCTTGTCTATTTTTAGAAGGATTTTTTGTTATTGTTAATGGTAATTTAGAATGTGATATTAAAAAATCAGTAATAACATCATCATTATATGGATATGTATATATTTTTTGAAATTCCACAAGATTATATAATAAAATAGTTTTGAAAATTACATAACAATATATATTAGTATTACTTGTGTGTAAAAGATTATTAGGTAAATTATATAATTGATAACATTTATATAATGAATATTTCAATTCATCTAAATATAACTTATAAAAGTCTAAATTATAATCTTTACTGATATGCTTTAAATGAATAATAGTAGCCCAAAATTCTACAATAGTTTCATTTGGATCAAATGTATTATTTGCAATAATATTAAAATGTTTTTTTAATCTATTAATATTATATTCTTTAAAAGACGAATGTATATATTTATTATGATGCAGTAATTCATGCAATAATACTTTTGGATATTCTTCTTTTCTTACAATATATATATCATTTTTGTTTAAATATGTAAAACCAGAATTAACATTTATATAAGATAAAATATTATTTTTTATTTTTTTAGATAAAGGTGATAATAATAATATTACATTAAAAGTTTTTTCCATATATTGTGTAATATTATATAACCTTTTTAAAACCATTTTTATGTGTTTTAAATCAAAATCATTATCATTTTTATATATTATAATAATATTAATATTTTTATAAGTAATAATTTTACGTTTATTTACAGTATCTAAATATATATTCACAAATTTATTTTTAAAAAAATTAGCTATCTCTTTTTTTATTCGATCAATCATCTACTATATAAGGAAAAAATTGTTTTAATTCTTTGATAATACATATAATATATTTAGGATCTTTAAGTTTATTTGCAATTTTTAATAAAACTGATGATTTAAATTTAAAATCATTTGAAATATTAATATCTTTTTCTATAATACTTTTATCATCCCAATTTTTTGCTCTTTCAATAAAAGCATTAATAGCATTTGATTTTATTTCATTTTTCAATAATGTTGTTTTTTCATCAATAACTAAATCACATTTCCATATATTATTTCCACAATAAACAAACTTTTCTTTTGTAAATTCATAAATAACTTTTGAAACATCATAATGAGAACCATTAGATCCTATGCAAATATCAATATATTCATTTATAGAATTACTCATTTTTATATTTAAAAATATAAATATTTATACTTTTAAATAATGTATGAAAATCCATATAAAATTTTAAATATTTCATCTAATGCTTCAATTGATGAAATTAAAAAAGCATATAGAAAAATAGCACTAAGATCGCATCCTGATAAATTAAATAATATTTTAGATATTGATGATAAAAAACAAAAAATTAAAGAATTTACAGATGCAACAAATGCATATAATAAACTTTTAAATAATGAAAATAATATTGACAGTATTAATATTGATTATAATAATTGGGAGGAGACATTCGATTATATTATGAATAGCCAATTATTTAAAGATTTTATTAATGTAATTATTAAAAAAACCAGTGTCAAAGTAATTAAGCATGTTTTTAATTTAGATATAACATATTATGATTATTATAGTAAAAATAAGAAGAAACTAAGAATTTTTTTAAAAGATGTTGAAGAACCAGTATATATTGATTTAGATTGTAAAAAATATCCAAAGGTTGTCATAAATCATATAGATGAAAATGATTTGGAACATGAAATTATTCTTAATTTAATATTAGTTAATGAAAATTCAAATTATTATCATGTTAAAAATGTAAATAATTCAATTGATATTGTGTATGATATGTTAATTGATACTATTGAATATATAACTGGTAATATCCGAGAACATGTATTTTTAGATAAAAATATATTATTAGTTGATATTCAACCGTTTAGTAATAAATATATATTTAAAGGAATGGGAATTAATAACGGGGATTTTATATGTAATTTCATATATATACCAATTACTAAAAAAACATGGGATAAAATATCTACTGATGACAAAAATAATATAATTAATATTTTTAACCGCATAAAGTGATAAAATGATATAAAGATTTATTATTATATTAGAAATATAAAAATAATATGGCACCAGCAAAAAAAGCACCAGCACCAGCAGAAGTCAAACCAGTAGTAGAAGTAAAAACAGAAGTTAAACCAGTTCCAGATGCAAAAGTAGTAGCAGAAGTCAAACCAGTCGTTGATGCAAAAGTGGTAGATGTAGTTAAACCAGTCGTTGATGCAAAAGCGGTAGATGTAGTAAAGCCAAAAACCCCAGCTAAGAAAGGAAAAGCTACTAAAACTGTATCTATTCAAAAAACTGATGAAACAATTCCTGTATCAGAAGAGCAAGGTGCTGATGAAAAAGGTGTTGAATCTACAGGTGAAAATGTAGTACAAATTCTAGCTGATAAGATTACTAATTTAGTAGTTGCTATCAAAGATATTCAAACATCTCTTAAACCTGTTCTAAAAGAACATGATAAACTTCGAAAGATTGTAGAGCGTATTCAAAAGAAACGTGATAATGCTCGTAAGTCTCCTTCTGGTTTTGCTAAGCCAAATAAGATTTCAGATGAACTATGTGATTTTATTGGTGTTCCACATGGAACTGAAAAATCCAGAACTGATATTACTCGATACATTAATGCTTATGTAAAAGAACACGATCTTAATAAACCAACTAATCGTCGTATTATTCTTCCTGATGAAAAACTCAAAAAAATCCTTAAAATCAACAATGGTGAAGAAGTTACATTCTTTATTCTTCAAAGACTAATTTCTCATCATTTCCCAGTTTCTGGTAGCAAAGCAGCAGCGCTTGCTAGTGCGACTACTGCTTAAAAAATTTATTTTTCTAATATTTGTTTTCTTATTATAGGAGAATGGATAAAATTAAGAGAAAAGTTGGAGTATATAATTATACAAAAATGGATGGATCAAAATATTTTACAGCCTTATATAAATCTGATAATAGAAATGACGTTTTTTATATAAATATTGAAAATAATGATAATAGAAAAAATAGAGAATTACAAATTCCAAATTTTTTAGATAATGTAATAGGTGGTAATAATAATTGTGGACTTAGAAATAATGCATATTATGATAATCGCGTTGATTATTCTTTTATTAATGCATGGGCTTCAAAAAAGAATAATTTATCATGGTCTGTAAATCAAGATGGATATTTTTTAAACAATAATTTATATACTGGTCCATATAGTCAACATAGCAAAGAATGTACTGATGGTAATAATCATATTCATATTTTTAAGGCGGTATATAAATATGATAATGTACGTGGCAGACATAATCTAATAATTTTATATAGTCAAAAAAGTAATGGAATACCAATATTAGTTGAATATAATAAATCTAACAGAGCTACTATTACAAAAGTATCAGGATCACACAAAAATTTTATTTATTATGGAGAATCAAGAAGTCGTGAATTATTAAATGAAAGTGCTATAACTTATTTTAAACGATTATTATATTTAGCACAAAAATTAAATAGTAAAAAAGAATATGATTATGAAGATGGTGCGTATATTAGACCTTATATAAGACCAATAAACAAACGTCCAAATTCAATTCCAAATTTAGTTGCTCCACGACAATCAACATCTAAATCAACATCTAAATCAACATCTAAATCAATTCCTAAACCAATGGAAGTATAAAATTAATTTATAACAAAATAATAGAAATGGATCGTTTAAATTTAATTGGTGTTTTTTTAAGGGTTACATTAAAAAACAAAAAAGATGAAGATGATAAAAAAGTATCAGTAAATAATGATTTTTTAAATTTATATGAAGATGAACGCGATAAAAGAAATTATTATATATTATTTAATGGTAAAGTTTTTCCACGAAATAAATATGGAATACAACTTTTAAGAGGTGGTAAAACCGTGTGTGGATTAAAAGATAATGCAATGGATGAACGAACTATTTATTTTCCATTCATTGATGCTTGGGTATCTATGCGAAATAATATTGCTTACAATAATAATGGGCGTCAACCTGGATATTTCATAAATAATAATGAATACAAAGGACCTTATGAAAAACACGATAAAGCATGTGATGATTCATATAATCATATTCATGTAGTAAGATGTAATTATATATTTGACAGAGATACAAATAAACATGTATTGATAGTATTATATAGTCAAAAATTAAATGGATTAGGTATATCAGTTCAATATGACAAACCAAACGAACCATCTGTTTTACTTGCAAGAGGTAAAATCAGAAATTCAATATTTTATTGTGAAGCACCATCTCATGATATATTAATGAGATCAGCCGTTTATTTCTTTAAAAGTATGATGGATATTGCTAAATTATATAGAGATGAATTAACTGGCGATAAACCAAAATCTCCTGAATCTCCTGTTGCTTCATCTCCTTTAAGGGAAGAAGCTAAATTAAGAGAAGATTCTGCATCACCGCGCGCAGCATCAACAAAAAAACAAATTTAATTATTCATTATTATAGTTATATCATTTGTTTCATTTAAATCATTGAAATATGTTTTTAAATATTCCTTGTATGATTTTAAATCGGCTTTATATATATCCATGTGATTCTTGATAATAGGTTGTGTAATATTTAACTCACAACTGATATTATTATGCATTTGTTTTGACAATTCATTTCTTTTATTTATAATTAAATTTTTAATTATTTTTTTAATATTTTTTTCTCTATTTTTACCAATTTCATTTATTTTAGTATTAATTAAATCATAATCTTCATTATTATTCATAAGCTCAATAATTTCTTTAATTTTCAAATGTAATTTATATTTTTTATTAATATAATAATCAATTATAAAGAATAAGATAATTATAATAATATAAATAATAGATTTAGTTAACAATCCAATAGGTAATATATATACAATAACACAAGATAATAGTAGTACGAACACAAATGTTGCAATATTATTCATTGGCAATATTATAATAAAAAACAAATATCATTTTTTATATAAAAATTTATTTATTTATGTTATACATGTCTTTAACATATATTAATGATGTTTGGTCTTTATATTTTCACGACCCCTATGATATGAATTGGGAACCAAATAGTTATAAATTTATTACAACAATTAGTAGTGTAGAAGATTATATAAATGTATTTAAGGCATTTGAAGATTTATGGATGCGTGGAATGTTTTTTATAATGAGAGAACACATTATGCCAAGGTGGGAAGATGAAAATAATAAAAACGGTGGTTGTTTTTCATTTAAAGTAAATAAACAAGAATTTAATGATAAACTATTTGAAATTACATCATTAATTTTAGGAGAAACAATGGGAAAAACTGAATTAATATCTATGAATATCAATGGTCTTTCAGTAAGTCCAAAGAAAAATTATTATATTATTCGTATTTGGTTAAAAAATAATGAAAGAGTAAATAAGAACTCTTATAATTTGACAGTACCTCCATATTCTGTAATTATGTATAAACCTCACAATGAAGTAGAATAATATTTATATTAAATTATATAAATACTATTAATAATATAATTATATGTCTATTTCTAATTTTAAAGATTTAATCAAAAGTGATGAATATAATAAAGTATTTTTTGAAGAATATGAATTTATACAAACAGGTAGTTTAGATGATAATATTAAATTTTATAAAAGAGATAATTATAGAATAAAAAATTTAAAACATATTGAATTTCCTGAATTATTATTAAATTTACTTAATGGTGTATTAGATAATCTAAAAATTGAAATATTCATTAAAGAAACACAAAATGATAATAATGTTAATTATTATTGTAGTATGAAAAGCGATTTAGAGCATTATAAATTTATTGAAGATATTTATTATGATGTAAATTTAAATTGTGATAAAAATAATGTAATAAATCTAGATATATCTATTGATAAAAGATATAACGAAAATAAAATAAATGATATTGATAAAATTTTTTTAAATATTTTTTTATTATTTATTGAAAATAATTATAAAGAATATGTAAAAGAAAAAATATTTATTAGAAAATTAGAAAAGCTTAATCTTCACTCTTTTGTGCTAAACATAGTTTAACTGTTCCCATCGATGCTATGGTATATTGTAAGATAATTGGATAAGAATTCTTTAAATATATTTCAACATTAGAACATAAATTAGTACATTTAGTAAAAATGCTTAAATATTTCAAACTAAATACACCTTGAATTATTTCCTGTGTATTATCATTATTTTTAATTTGAATATTTTGTGTTTCTGTTGCAAGAACTGTTTCTTGACAACAAAATTCACCTTGACAACTTAATATTAATTTTCCACCTATATTTTTAATTTCAATATATTCTGCTAAATTATGCATATCTCTTATAATTTTTTGTAAATAAGTGGATGGCATAGTTATAATTGTATTAAAATCAGCAGGTGGTATATCTACATTTACAACATCTATATCTAACATAGATAGTTTATAAGTTGTTTTAACATTTTTTTCATTATTTTCAATAGTTATTCCAAGTATATTTGGATCATTTTTATGTATAAATAATGATAATATATCACCATTTTGTATTGTTTTTATTAACATATGAAATTTTAGCATATTTATACCAACATACAATTTCTTCATACAGTAATATTTTTCAAATTTATCAGCATGTAATTTTAAATGAATTAAAACAATATGAGTATTATCTAATGCAACTATTTTTAATCCATTTTCATCAAATTCTAAATTTACGTCCATTAAAATTTCTTTCATAGCATCTATAACCGATTTTATAGTAGATGCTTGAATTGTTTTAATTTCTAATATATAATTATTATTTGTCATATTGTATAAGATTAAAATAAAGTCCTTATATAAAATAATTAATAATTATTGTGTAGATAGATTGGTTTTGTTTCAGGTATTACATCAGATGATTTAATAAACATATTGTTTAAATTTTGTAAATAATTACTTGGTGTTATATAACCTTTACCGAGTTGTATAGATTGTTCTAATAACGAATTATCACCTTCTATTTTTCTTTTATATTGTAATTCAATAATTTCATGTAATGTTGAATATTCATACATTATGTTCTATATTTATGTACCATATTTTTCATTTCTTTGTCATATGAATCGCATATATCACGTATTTCATCCCATTTTTTTGGTTCTTTTTCAGTTATATTAATAAAATTAATATCCCATAATTCACTTAATGTATTATTAACATTTGAATTATTTTTTATAAAGATTTTTTCAATTTCTTCATTTGAGAAATTGGAAGGTGCTTGTGAAATAATCTGATCCATTATATATATTTATATTTAGATAATTTATATTTAATATAATCCTCAGATATTTCGTAAGCCATAACTTCAAACGGATGTTCGTTTTTACTTGGTATAATATCATTTATACCTTGTGGAGTAGTAGATTTATATTTATTAATCATTTCATCTCCATTTTCATCTTTATAAATAAATTCATCTAAATCAGGATTAGCTCGAATCAAAGGTTCTGTTTCCCTTTTACGTGAAACAGTATATTTTTTTTTCATTAAATATATATTTAATGCATCTTTATCATATCTTTGTAATATATGAATACTTTCATGAATTAATATTTTTATTAGTTCATCCTCTTCATAATTAATAATTTTAGGTGATAAAAAAATAATATCAGTTCTTGTATGTGGAAAACCTTCTTCATATTCATCATCAATTAAAGCAAATTTCCAACTCTTATTATTATCATAATAATTTCTTGCAACAACAGTACATTTATCAAGCTTATTTTTTTGTTTTTCTGTAAAATTTAAACAAGCACCCATTACTTTTTTCTTATATTGATACTTATTTTCACATTTTCTAGCATATAAATCATATTCTGATAAATTTTCTATATATTTATCTTCATCTGCATCAATAAATTTTATTGTTTCTTCCTGAGACATATATATATTATCAGAAAATCGTTCAATTTTATTTCGGTATATAAAAATAATAATCACAATTATTAATATTATTACTACACTACCTATCAAAATATAATTCATATTATATATATAAGGAAAGATTAATTAAATTGTCTTCTTTTTTTACAATTAAATATTTATCTATTATATTTTTTGTTATTGTAAATGGAAATTTTATTACATCATCATCTATTTTTATGAATTTATGCATATTAATATATGAATAAATATTATTAATATTACGTTGAAGATTTCTAACACCATCTTCATCTACTGTTTTTTCAATAATATATTCAATATCTTTGTCGCTAATTATAATATCATTTAAATCAATATTATATGATTTACATATATCTTTAATTAAAAACTTCTTAGCAAGTTCTACTTTATTTTGTTTTGTATATTTATCAACCTTAATTATAGTCATACGATCTCTTAAAATAGGATTAATTTTTTCGATATTATTAAATGTAAAAAACATTATTGATTTTGATAAATCAAGATTAATATCACCTAAAAATTTATCAGTAAATGTATCATTTTGTGTGCTGTCTGTTATATGTATTAAAGTATTTGTTATTTCTTCACCATAACGACTTGTTGAAATCTTATCTAATTCATCAAAAAAGAAAATAGGATTCATTACTTTTGCTTTTATTATTTCATCTACAATTCTACCATGTGTAGCACCTTCGTATGTATATAAATGTCCTTTTAAATAACTAGCATCTGATATTCCTCCTAATGGTATAAATGCAAATGGATATTTTAAAACTTTTGCAATACAATCTTTAATCAATTTAGTTTTACCAACACCCATTGAACCTTGAATTCCTAAATTACAACCCTTTGCATCTGGATTTGCTATAAATTGTGCTAAAATTCTTACAATTTGTTCTTTTGTTTCATTGTGTCCGTAAATATTATTATCCAATTCTTTTCTTACATTAGTTAAAAAAATACTAACAGCATTAATATTTCTACTATTATTATTAATATTATGATAAATACCAAAAGGAATTTTATCAATTACATTAATAAATTTATAAAATTTTGAATATTCAGATGAAAATGTTGAAATTTTATTAAATTCATTTAATTTATTTATAATTGTTTGTTTATTTTCAATACTAGTATTTGCTGTTAAAATTTTAAATCTCAATGGTATTTTTTTTAAATTACTATCATTTAAATCTGTTTCTTTTTTTATTATAGATTTTTTTGTGTCTGGTAAAAGACTATTGAAATATGTTATTTCTTCTTTACTATAACTTTCTGTTATAGGATTGTAATCCCTTTTTCGCGAACCCATTTTTTAAATAAATAATAAAAAAATAATCTTATATACAACATCTATAATAATAAGACTTACCACTTGAATTTTCATATCTGGTAATCTCAATAATTTCTCCTTGTTTAACACCTAACCATTTTGCAATAACATCATTTTTTAATATTAATGGTAATTGAAGTTTACTTTTAATTAAATATTTATTCATAACTTCTGTAGATTCTTCTGGTGTTAGTTTACGATGAGGAGGAACTAATTCGTGTTTCATCGGATTAAATTGTAATTCTTTAAGTTGAAAATATTGCAACATACCTTTCTTTTTTTGTAAAATTTTATCAATAATATTTAATTGCATAATTGTTGGTGATGTTAAAATATCATTATTAAAAATTAATAAAATATTATATTTTCCATTATAACTATGAACGAAATTATCAATATTTGATTTACTTTTTTTAAGAGCATCGATAACATTGACTCTTAAAGATTTTGTTAAAGCAAATATGATAGTAGAATTATCTGTATGAAATTCAATAATTTTTTCATCATTATAAAACTCTTCTCTATCAATGTCTTGTTCGTGTTCTGAAAATTCATCAATATTTTCATCACGTTCAACTAACATTTCTTTAATATTTTGAATAACATTATCAATTTCCATTTTGTTAATATTTTTGTTTTATCTGTTTATATATCATTTTTTTATTTTTACAATTCACGATTTAATAAAACAAGATTTTTCCATAATGAAAAAAAATAAATTAAATTATAATTAGATTCAATATTTTCTTCTGATATATCACTCATATTTATATTCTGATATAAGAATTTATTTTTAAATAAAGATAAATGTCTATAAATTCTATTATCAGTTATATTAATAATAATAAAACAATTGAAAATAGTTATTTTAAAGGCGATATTAATGAATATCTTAATAACGGTACAATTTATATGAATATTATACAATCAAATTTTCCGAATTATCACGAATGTTCTAATAATTCAATTGTATTATTTCATAATGATATTTGGATATTATTGGAATTTAATATTACATCAAATTATAAAGATATTTTCTGGATAATTTCAATGTCAAAAAATAGAGAAGAATTATATAAATCGCATTTTATGTCTGTTTTAATTTAAATCCCTTCCATCCAGCACTAGCAATATAAATACCATGATGTTTCTCAACATATGATCTCAATTGATTACGATCAGGAATTTTCTTTTTGTCTGAAACATTTTCAATAGCCCACATTTTGAAATCATTATATACTTCTTGTAATCCAACCTTCTCCTTACTAGATGCATCAGGGATAATACGTTCATTTGCATATTGTCCGATAACATCATTATTATCTTTATATTTAGATGTAGCATTGATAACTTCTCGTGGTTCAAACAATTTATTTGGATTAATATTCTTATGACGTTCAATTAGCATACTTAGAAAATATTCACCATAAGTTTCAAATTTTTCTGATAATTCTAAATCCATCATAAATTCATTAGGTTTTTCAGGATCAGGATTTTCACAGAAACGTGATGTAAATTCAATTACTCTCAATCTACGCCAAACACCACCGTCTTGTGATGGAATTTCTGGTAATTCATTACAAGCTAAAATCATTTTAAATTGTGGTTTAAATTCATAAGGTTCTTTATATAATCCTCTTGTTAAAATTCTATCATTACCAGACAATTCTTTCATATATCCAACATTAATTTTATCATTTTCATTTGGTTCTTGTAATACTGCAAATCTTCTTCCTTTTGTTCTTTCTACTTCTCCTTGTGCCGCATTAGAAGCAGAACGTTTTTGAGTTAGTAGTGAAATAGGTAGTGTAGCATAATAATCTCCTACTGATTTTTGAATTAAATCTAACAATCTACTTTTACCATTACTACCTTGACCTGTAAATATATAGAATCTTTCTTGTGCTATTGAACCATCAATAATACAAGCTAAAATATCTAGAACATAATTACGGATATTAATATTTGTAAATACTTTTTCAAAGAAATTATTAATTTCAGTAATTTCTGGATAATTTGCTGAATATGGAATATAATTTTTATCAGTTGATAAAGAAATATAATCATCAGGCATACCTTCTCTGAAAATATGCATTTTCATATCATATACACCATTTTTAAATCCAATTAAATGTGAACGACAATCTAATAATTCTTCAAATTTTTCATCAATAAATAGACATTTACATTCTTTCATTATATTATCTTTATAAGATGATGTTTTCAATTTTTGAGCTATTTTTAATGCTTCTGTGCCTCTTTTATTATACATAGCTTGCTGAGCTTGATCGTATGCATTATTATTACTAATGCTATTATAATAAATTGCTCTTTCCATAAATTTTCTACAAATATCCTCACTTAAAGCTTTTCGTAAATTTAAACCTTCGCGAGTTCTTACCCAACAATGACAATCACGATCATACTTATACCAAGTGTCTTTTGTTACAGCTTTATATTCACCTTTATAAATTACTTGAATTAATTTAGCTACATCATAATGTGCTCCTTCTGAACCAATTGCAATATCAATCAATGGAATTACTGAATTGTCAATAATTTCCTTATATCTCTGTGGATTATCAGTTTTAGCCCACCATCTCAATGTTCCCATTCCTAAATGATCTTTCCTCATTCTATCCCATAAACTTTGACATTCGCCTTCAACATAATTACTGCCAATTTTAGAAAATTCTACCCATTGTGATAACAATCTATAATCAATATTTCTTAAAACCCAACCAAGATTAATCCAACTATTATAATTTTCTGCCCGAGAAGGCGACAAACATTCTGTAATCAATTCTCTTGCTAAAATATAATCATCATCATTTGTATAATTTTTAATAATATTAATCTCTTTTTTCAATAAAATATTATTTTCTAATTTTTCTTTTAATTTTTTATCAACAGTTGGTAAAATATGTCTAATATATTCTTCAATTTCACCTGTTGCTTCTTCTTTTGGAAGTGTTATTTCTTTTTTAATATTTCTCATTGAAAATAATTTAATATATGCAATTTCTTCATTAGCAGTTGGATTATAATCTATATTTGTTGTTAAATTTTCATCAATATTAAAACTATATATTTTTGTTACTCTATATGCTTCTGAATCTGGTTTTTTACTACCATACATTTGCCAACAATTTGCATTTATAATTGCTTTGTCTATAATGTCTTCATATTCATTGCATAAATATAAATCACTAAATATTGTTGAAGCAATATCTAGAATTTTTTTTCGAATAAAATGCTGTGTATTATTATCAATAATAATATGTGGAAAAATTATATGGATTCCATCTTTAATTTTATTTTTTAATTCTGTTGGATATGGTTTTTCCATCACATATGCAATATTATTCTCATTATTACCAATCAAATACATATTAATAACTTTGAAATAATTATCAATAATTTTGAATAAATTTGCATCAGTATAGACACGTTGTAAATATGGAACTCCGTTTTCATTAACAGGCATCGGAAACCTAAAATCTAAATCTACTCTAAGAGGACTAGGTTCAATAGGTTTTTCAGTTAAATATAAATTGGCACCATTTGTGATAGCCAAAGAATATATATTAAGAAAATATTCATATTCTTCATCACTAATATATAATGAAACTTTTGGATAACCAATACTTGTATTCGTAAATGGTTTGCCTTTTTCAATTTTATGCTTTAAAATAAATGTTTTCAATTTATCCTGAGCACTCATATATATTAATAACTAGTTATATTTTTAAATTATAAAAAATATCATTTTTTATTATTGCTATTTATAGATTAACATAATGAGTTTTTGCAGTCCCACAGCTGAAAATAAAGTAATATGTTATTGTTTTGAATCTTTATTGACAATTGCAAAAGCATGGAATTATTTGAAACCAAAAAATAGAATAATTATTTCAACAGATACTACTAAATTATTAGAAAATATGGAAAAAAAAATGGGTAAAAAACATTGGGCTTACCTTGATATTATCAGAATTATTAATCAGAATAGAAATTATAATATTACAGAAGCTATGAATAAAATAGATCATAAAGATTTAAGACCATCACAACCAATTTCATGGGTTGGCAATAAAACAGAATGGTTATCAAATATTGATATTGCTAAAGTACTGCGTCAATATGAAAAAAATCCTGAATTATTTTATAATTTTTATGGCGTTTATACAATAGATTTTGGACTTAAAAATTATAATGGCACATGTAAATTTGATAATCATTGTAATATTGATATTAAAAAAATTATAGCATCTGGTAAAAAATTTTTTGGATTCATAACTAATTTATGTAAACACGATGAACCTGGTTATCATTGGACTTCTAGTTTTTTTATTTTAGATCCGAAGTATGATAGTTATGGTGCTTATTATTATGATAGTGTTAAAAGACCTATTCCAAAATTATTAAAACCAGTATTTTATGATATAAAAAAACAAATGGAATCAATTTATCCTGATAAAGAATTTAAAATTAAAGTTAGTAATGTAGAACATCAAAAAAGTAATACTGAATGCGGAATATTTTCAATTACATTTCAAACAAGATGGTTATTATTATTAAAAAAAGATGGATATAATGTTAAATTTATAGATGTTATTAATTTTCGTAAAATGAATGATAGTGTAATGAAAGCATTGCGATTTAAATTTTTTAGACCAAATATTAAATCAATACTTAAAAACTAGTTATTAAAAAATATTTAATATGGATAATAAAGAAAAATTATATGAAATTGCTATTAAATTTGTAAAAGATAAACATAATTTAAATGAATATCCACGTGATAAATTTGACAAATTTTATTTTCAATTTTTTAAAAATAATACAAAACTTGATAATACAATTCAATTACAATTAAATAAACAAGTCCTTAAATCAATCGATGAAGAATTATTAATAAAACAACCAGAAGAAGCAAATGAAACAATCGATGATAAAATCAAAGAATACGAAAAACAAAGAGCAAATGTTAATATTATAACTAAAAATATTAGCGAAGCACAAGATACAGAACAGGAACAACAACCATTAGATGTAAATATACCAGTTAATAATTTTAAATATATAAATGTTGATAATAATTATCACAATGGTCGTTCATTTATTATTAATACTATGAAAAATACATTTAATATAATAAATAAATATAATAATTATAACATTTATCCAGCTTATTTATGTATTCCAAGTGATATAAAGAACATAACTCCTTATATTATTGTTGGAATTACAGATGGAAATAATAATATAACTTATACATTTATTCCAGACAATATTAATAAAATATGGGATATATGGAAACCTGTTAATGATAAATATAGTAATATTAATTTAATGAATAATTGGAATATTAATTTATATGATTATAATAATAATTATTTAAATTTAAATAATTATTGGTTTGATATATTAGAAGTTCTCGAAGATGATAATTATTTTAATTGTAAAATAAAAAATAATCATGATTTTAATCAATATGATAAAATTAAAATAAATTTAAACAATATTACATATGATTGTTCTATACAAAAAATAGATAATGATATTATTTCAATAAATAAAAATAATAGTATAAAAATAGATAATTTCATTCATAGCAAAATGTTTAATTTAAAATATCAAATATCATTAATATTTAAAACTTTTCCTAAATAATAAAAACCATTATAACTATAAATACAAAAATAATCATTGTGAGTAAATCAAGTTTATATTTTATTTTTATTTTTTCTGGATCAGATAATCTAGTTTTCTTTCTTTCATATCCATTTATATTTATTATTAAAAGATATACTATATAAATAAATGAGATCATCAATAATACATGTGTTAAAATACCAGTCGTATTTATATGTAAATTTAAATAATTTACAAAAATTCTTAAATAAAATGTATCAAAATTTATAATAAATACAGTAATCGTAAATAATATTAAGTACCATATTATATATATATACAAACATGATGATAATGTTGTTGTTCTATCCGTATCAATCATATAATGTGTTAAATAAGTAGTAATTAAACGTAATATATATACAACTGCTATAAAAACTATTTTATCTGTCAATATTATTTCTAATTCTTGTGATGGATCTAAATTATTCGCTTGAACTTTTTTATAAAATATATCATTTGCGATTTGTAATGGTATATTTTTATTATTAATATCATTATCATATGTTTTTAATAATTTATCAAAAAGATTATCTCCTTTTTTATCAATAAAATTTTTAGATACTAATTTTCTTTCTGTATTTGAAAATAAACTTTTAGTATGTGAATATTTATTTAAATTATCTTCAATATCTTTTATTTTAATATCTAAATCTTTTTTTATCTTATTTAAGTTTTCAATTTGTGTTTTTCTTTTATCATTAGAACCTCCAATTTTAACAGATTCATTTGCAGTTTCTGTATGTTCTACATGTCGTGGTCTTTTATTAAATTCTTTATCTCTTAATTCATTCCTTAATGATTCAAGTTGTTTTTTATATCGTTGTAATATTTTAAAAAATTTATCAACATCATGACTATAATCTGAAATTATATTGTCTATAGTTGTTTTATATTCTGATATATATGTTTTTATTGGAGTAGCTTTATTAATTTCTTTTATTTTATCAATAGAAGTTGTATAGTTATTTAATTGAGAAGGTGATGTTGATAAATATGTTAAAAAATTTTCAAATACAGATGATAATGTTATTTCATATTTTGATAAACTAAGATTTTTTTTAATGGTATCTTCTATTTGATTTATTACATAATTTAATTCAATTTGTCTATTTTTTAAATTATTATCATCTGTTGTGTCTTGTAAATACTTGTTAAAAGCTTCTTCAAATACACTTGGATCATTTGGATTATACGGACTACTTATTTGTATATATTTATACATTTTATTAATTAATTGATCTATTTCACCGTTGTTATCAAGTTTTCTTATTGATTTTTCAATTTTTTCTTTTATTTTTTTAAATTCTTCTTTTATTGTTTCAATATGTTCTTTTGTAAAAAAATCATCATTTTCAGGTTGTTCTATTGATTTGCTATTTTCAATGTTTTCTGTTCCTCCGCGAATTATCTTTTTATATTCATTATTACTTATTAATAATTCTTGTATCATTATTTGCAATTTATTATCTATATCATATTTATAATAAAATGATAAAAATGGTATAAAAATATGATAAAAACTATTATAATATTTATTTTTATAGCAATAATAGCAAAAATTTATTAAATATTTAATAAATTCATTATTATTTATTTTATTTATTTGTGGTTTTATAAATTCTTCCGGTGTTTTAATATTATGAGCTATTAGTTTCTCATGTATATCATCTGTATTATCTGTATTATTTATTTTTTTATACATTAAACAAATAAAATGATATATAAATGAAGCCAATTTCTTATCTCTTTTATCTAATAATGTATAATAATAAACTAATTCACAATAAAGATTTACTGGATTTTTTTCTATATTTCTAAATATAAAACTTGATAAATATAAAATGTTATATTTATTATCATAATCAAATAAATAATTATATTTTTCTATTTTTAAATATTTTTTATAATTTATTATTGGCAAATCATTATAATTAGCTTTAAAAATATTATCAGATGTAATACATATATGATCCAAAATATTATGATTAATTATAAATTTTGTATTTAAATTTTTATTTGATTTCATTGTTTTTTCTAATGTTTTGACACAAGCTTTTAATTGTAATTCACTTAATTCAATATTAAATACTCTTTTTAAATTAGTAAAATTATATAAATTCACTTTATTATAATTTGATATATCATAATTTGTATCATTTAATTTTATTGTACTATTTAAATAACCCAATGAATGTAAATACATATATGTTTTAAATGAATCATAACCAATTAAGGTAGAATTGTCATTTAATTTAGAATATTTGTAAATAAATGTTAATAAATATTTTGAATCTATAATATTATTCTTTTTTATAAATTTAACATTAGTAAATAATTTTATTATAACTTGTTTATCTTTAATTATTTTATCATCTGGTATATATTTATAATGTTTATACAAATAGTTTATAAATATATAATAAATTATTTCATCACTTGTAAAATGATTTGTTAATAATAAATCATAATTATAAAAATATATTATATTAAATTTAATAATTTTTAAAATAGTAATTAAAATATTATTAATATATTCCTTAATAATTTTTAATGGTTTATTTTTTGAAATAATTATTGATAAATCATGAGTATTCAATAATAACCATATTAATTTTTTGTTATTATTGAATTTCTTAATAATAGGTAAATCATTTATTTTATCATAAATTAAATTAAAATCCTCAAATGTTATATATTTACCACCACCAAATTCAGGATCAGTATTACGTTCTCTATAATAAGCGTTAATATCTTGAGATGAATCTTCTTCAGAATCTTCTTCAGAATCTTCTTTTTTTTGTTCTGATGTAGAAGATTTTGCATCATCTTGTTTTTTTATTCTTTGATCTTTTATAACTTTTCTAACAGTTGATTTAAATTTTTGATTTGGATGAGAATCAAATTTTATATCTTTAAAATCATCATCAATATCTCTATTAATATAATAATCATAATCAATATTTCCAATATCATCCTTATCATATTTCAATTTACCTTCTTTGTCGAATAAAATATAACCAGGAAAAGATGGATGATGTTTTAATAATCCATATTCATCATCGACTAAAATAAATTCGTTTTGCATTCCATAATCACTAAATTGATGTGCTTGTGGATTTGCAATTTCATCATCATCATCCATATAATCTCCAAGACCGTATTCATCTTCTGCATCAACATCATATATTTCAGAATTTATATCATTTATATATCTTGATTGTTGTGGACCAATATTTTGTCCTGCTATTGGTATTCCTTCAATAAATCCTTGTTCTCCTTGTGCTAATGGAACACCATTTTCTGGTTTTAAAACTAACTTTTTTTTTAATTCTTCTAATTCTAATTTAAGTTTTTTTATAATTTCAGAATCAGGAGATATTGGTTTATCACCTTTTTGTAATTTTTGAATTTCCTGTCTTAATAAATTTATTATTTTATCTTTTTCTGCTATATTATTTGGAGTTGGACCTGTTGGTTGCCCTGGTGGCCCTGGTGGCCCTGGTGGTCCTTGTGGTTGTGGTGTAGCATTAGATGCTAATGCTTTAGTTATCAATGCTTGACGAATTTTTTGTTCTTCTTCTTTCTTTTCTTTTGTTTTTTGTTCTTCTTCTTCTTTTTTTCGTATTGCTTCATCTTCTAATCTTTTTTCTCCTGATTCAGCATTTTTAAAAGTATATTTTGGAACATCTTGTACTAATTCCTGTTTTAAATTTATAGGTGATTTATCTTTAAATATCATTGGTATTATCAATTCATTTAAATATCTTTTAAAAGCTATATCATCTTTTATGTCAACATCTATTATTTTTGTTAATTCACTTACAACATCTTTTACAGCATTATCTTCTTTACTAATTAAATCTTCAATAATACGAATAGTACTTTTGTATGTATTAACTAAATTATATCCGGCATTATTACTGGAAGTTCCATCTGTATTACCATAAAAATATTCATTTAAATGTTGCAATTCCTCTTCATTACCAGTTGTTAATTTTTTATCATCTTCTTTTTCTTTTAGTTCTTTATAACGAATAAATTTTTTAATTATTTCTCTATCGCTATAAGTATCTGGATAAGCTGATTGTAAATAATTAATTATAAATTCTGTTATAAATAAATCACGATTTAAATCCATTATCTATTTTACAATAACAAATTTAATAATTAAATGCTACTAGACTCGTTAATACAAATATTACTAATGAAAAATTTGAAATAGTTTTATAAATTTGTTCTTTCTTTTTATAATTATAACTTATGTTTTTGTTGTCATCTTCCATGCGTTTCTTAGTTACATCTAATGTTAATACAAATGGTATAAATAATAACATTAATATAATTATGATATGTAATAATAATCTATTAATACCATTTATGTGTATATAAAAATAATATAAATAATTTGGTAATATTTTTAATGAAGTATTGCCAAATAATTCAAAAATTGGATAATAATATATTATATTAACTAATCCAACAACAAATGCAAAGAATAATATATAAATTAGACAATAATACATAAAAGCTGTCTTAAAATTATTTATTAAATTTGAATTTAATCCCCAATAAACCAATGATAATGATATCATACGTAATATAAATGTCGTTAATATAAATATCAATCGATCCATTAATACCACATTTATTCTATCAGGACTAAATTCAGAATTATCTTTATAATTTTGATATATACCTTTGATTTTTTCAACAGTTGTATCATCGTTTGTATGTGTTAAAGTTGATTGACCTTTTTCTGAAACAGAATGCTTTATATTTTTATAAGGTGGACTATTATCAATAATAATTTCATCGATTGTTTTTGGAGGTACTTTACCAATTAATGGATCAACTTTGTGTACGCTCTCAATTAAACTTTCCATAGGCATAAATCGTTTATTTATATAATATTCAGGATTACCACCTGTTATTGGAGTTGTATAATTTTTAATAGAAGTAAATAATTCAGAATATTTATCACTATCTTTATTTTCAATTATTGTTTTTAGATTACTAACTACTCTTTCTCTTTGTTTTGCATTCATTTTACTTAAAGATTCTGTAATTTTTTTGATTTGTCCTGCTAATTCTTCATGATAAACTTTACTTTCATTTGTTTTATACATAAATCTATATAAATTATCAGGATTTGTTAATCCTGACAAAAATTTAATATAAAATGAATATCTTTTTGGATTAAATTTTCTAACATATTCATCATTCATAAAAAAGGAACCAATATTTAACATTACATTTCTATTTGGATCACGAATATTAGGTAAATCTCTGAACCCAAATAATAGTTCTGACATTTTGTTTTATCTCTATTAAAATAATGGATAAATAATATTATAGCGTTTCATTATTAATATATAAAAACCACATACTACCTACGATAATTAATCCTAAAACAATAAATATTAATAAATAACTATAAATATGATATAATTTGAAAAATATAAATCTCATAAATATAATCAGTAAAATAACTATTAATATTACTACTGATATTGCAATAGGATAAATATTATATGTATTATATAGTTTTGTTGAAACATTTAATTGGGTAATTAAATTATTTAAATCTTTATCATTATTTTTAGGTTTTATTGTCTCATAATATGATATTGGTATATTTTGTAATGGTATATAATTAGTATCAAAATTAGAAAAAATATATTCTTTTTGTAATTCTTTACTATTTCCAATAAAATAGTATTCGATATTCGCACTAGAATTATTATCCGAACAACTCATATTAATTATATATTAAGATTTTATAATTAACATTGGTTCAAATATAACAACACTTAAAGCAGTCATTAAAACTATGAAATTATATGATACTAATGATACATTATTTTTCATATTTGTAATATCTCTGTTTGTCATATTATAATATTTATTATAATAATCACAATTAATATTTAATGGTAGTTTTATTAAATCTTTATTTGTAAAAATATTATTATTATAAAAATTATAATTTTTAATCACAGTATTTATACTATCAAGATCACTTGCTGTTAAATTATCCATTAAAAATATAACAATATTAAAGAATTCTGCAATATTTTTATTAATTCTATCAATTGCTGTTTTTGATGAAGATCCTGTTGTATATAAAGATCTTGTAGTTGTTAATTCGGAAACAGTTATTGAAGTTTGTTCTATTGGTGGCGCTGATGTTTGTGTTTGTGTTGTATATAATTCAGCAATTTGTGTTATAATTGGTGTAGGATCAGGTATTGGTGTTGGTGTTGGTGTTGGTGTTGGTGTTGGTTCTGGAGCTGGTGCTGGTGCTGGTGTTGGTGCTGGTGCTGGTGCTGGTGCTGGTGCTGGTGCTGGTGCTGGTGCTGGTGC